GGATCGGAATCCCTGTTGGGAGAATGCTCGCGGCATTCGTCCAAACGGGGAGAGGTTACTTCTTGTGCTTTTTGCCGCGATTGGCAACGCGCTCGGTGGACTTGAACATTTCGGTGTGCCTCCTTTGTAAAATAAAAACGGCCCGGACTGCGAATCCCACGGGTCAAGGTGAGACTTGCGATCCGGGCCATTTGGTGTTCCCCGGTGAGGGGGAATCATCTGGAACCCTGTCGGGAACGAGAATACGCTACAGTGCTATTGGTATGTCAAGCTAATTATTCATCAAATGTTACTTTTTGTTCCTCGCGGAATCGGAGGGTCGCCGCGCCGCCGCAGGAGATGTCGATCATAAGTGTGCCAGTGGTGTGCTCACGGCGTAAATGCGCGAGGGCGGCGAGGATGGAATCATCGCCATCATCGAGGGAAAAGTGTCGATCGCGGACGACTCGCGTTTCTTCGCGTGTTAGAGTCGGCGTCATTTACTCGTAGCCACCGTAGTTCTGGCCCCGTTATCCTTCGACTGAATGGACGGTGGCGCGTTGAAAGATGGCGGACGGCCTTCCGGTGCTCCGCCTCCGGGCTTCGGTGCTCCGGGCGGGGGCTGTGCGCCGGGGGGAGGCGCGAGACCGAGGGCCTGCTGCAACGCCGCCCCTTCCGCTGCGAGTTCCAGTTGCATTTTTTGTTCGTTCTTCCAGCGTTCGATGCAGTTGTTCCCGTCGATTGCGCCGAAGTTGGGCACGTTGCACGCCTCAGCGATTGTTTGAGAATCGATCATCAGGCCGATTTTGCGCAACTGGATGAGCATTAATTTCGATTGAATCTGCGTGATCTCATGGAGTGAGTTCGGCAGGATGAAGAATCGCAGGTTGTCGCAGAATGTGCGCGCGCGTTTGATGCGATCAGCGGAGGATGGACTCTTGGGGTCTTCTCCCGGCAGGTGCGATGGGACTAGGGAGGACGGATCGTAATCGAATACAGATTGTGCCACCCCGTCCGCGCCGACAATCTGCATGGTGCGGGCGGTCGTGTAATATTGGCAGATGAGATATTTTACCATCACGCCGAGGTCGCGCATCGGGGGCTCCATGCTGCGAGACAAATCCTCGATGATTGGGCCGTTGGCTTCCATTATTTTTTCCAGTTCATCCATCGAGCCGACCGCGCGCATCTTTGCGAGGGCCATCACATCGCTGATGCCCATCTGGTTATCGAGGGTGCCCTCTAGTTTCTCGACCATGCCCATTGACTCAGGCGTGACTTTCAATGTCTCAGCATCCACTGTGGGCGAGAATGGCTGACCTTCAATTGCCGACCCATCATATCCGATGCGGTCATTTGGCTTGTAGGGGTCGAACCGCCGCGCTTCACTCATGTTGGTTGCGTTTGTGTCGAATGCGAGGGATGGGGAGAGTTGCGCGCCGATTTTATCCATGTTGCCACGCAATATCTTGTTGATGGCGTATTGGATTTCGTGGCCATCATGCACGAGGGAGAATCCCAGCGGCTCCCATGGCCAGCTGTCCATGGTGAAGGAAACGGCTGGGACCATGCCGTGCCAGTCGAAACTGGGACCGTCGTAGGTGATCACCTGATCTGAACTGATGATCAGTCGGCGATATGGGTACAGCCGCGCGTCAGTCTCATTCGCCTTGCGATGCAGCATCGTGCCGGATTTCGGGTCCGTGCCCACGGGGATGTCTTGGCCGTAGGAGGGGACGGTGTAGGACCAGGAGGAGCCGGGTTCGCCCATCACGATCGGCGCGCCGGTTTTATTGATGGTGAGGTCGATGACATAGGTGTAGCGGATGGGGACCAATAGATCTGTCATCGCTTCCGTGCTGGAGCCACGCTGGGGCTTGCCGAATATCCGCTGAAGGAGATTGCCGGAGGAGGCTTTTCTCACGCCGTCGTTCGCGTACCAATATCGTGATGTGCTGGGATTTAATCTCGATTGGTACAGAGGGAACATTGCATGGGCCATGTACACTGGCATTTCTTCGAGGATGGTGACGGTGTAGGCTTGCTGCCAGTCACCACTTGCGGGGAGCTGGAAGGGAAGCACACAAGGTGCGCCATAGGTAAATAACTTGATATCCCCCCGGCCAGTTCCACCCATCTCGCGTCGATATACAGGTCGAACCCACCCGCGTCCTGTAGCAGCAGCATATTGTAACGCCTCCTTTATCGACACATCCGCGAACTGTTCCAGATACCACGCGCGGGTGACTTTGTTCATCATCTCGGCTTGGTCGGCATAGGACTTGTTGTCGGAATGATATCCCCACATGGGCCGGAGCTTCGCCATCGCGCCGACGACCTCGCGGACGTTGCGCTTCAGGCGATTGGTGGAAACTTTCGAGCGGTATTCAGCGGCGGCGGGGAATGCGGGGTCTTGGCCTGCGAGGATGTCGAGGGCGCGGTTCCAGTCTTTGTAGCCGCGCTGGGACTTCAGCCACGCCATGCCCTCTTCTGTGGCCTCGTTCACCCATCCGAGGCGTTTGCCCTCCGCAACAGCAGCAGGGGGCACCTGCCAGTTTTTGTATACGTTGTTGTCATCGGCCATTAGTAAGCCACCCTGCGGAATTCAAGACGCTCCCGCTTATGTAAAAACAGTTCCCTATTTTCCTCATACGGATATGGCCCGCGTCCCCACACAAAATCCCAGCCGCGTTTCAGAACCAAAGTGTTCCAGTCTAGTGCCCAGTTATAGATTGAAAATCCCACCCATGGGATGACTATGGTCACTCGGCGATCACTCAGGTAAAGATACCAAGGTCCAGGGCGGGTGAGATGAATGCCAGAGTCAAATATCACATGCTCGGTTGGATAGGAGGATGCCATCAGAAGTTAATCCGATCTAGTGACACACGTTCGTCATTCGTGTTCCGATTCTTCGGCGTGTCGTTTTCGCGCGCGTGGAGATACATTTCCCGTTCCATGAAGCGTTGGCGGTGCTTGCCGCGCTTTTCTTCCCGCAATTTTAAATATCCTTCGATGAAATCCCGGTCATACGGAGTCGTCGCGCTGGACATCATTTTCTGGCGGAGTTTGTCGGTCATTTCCGCATAGCGCCGTCCCAGCACGGCCTCGTCGTGAAGCATCTCCTGTTCACAGTCGCGGCGTTCCTGCGCGCAGAGGGTGAATTGTAACTTGTCGATTTCTCCCAACGTCCTCGCATATTCACGGGAGTATCCTGCGGGCGTGGGGAAATCAGAGTACGGGGCCAGCATGAGGTATCCGGGCGGGTGGTTCGGATCCCGGTGGTTGCAGAAGTATAGGACAGCTTCAAGGGAGCCAAGGAATCCGTTCATCAGTAACTATGTCTCCTCAAACTACTGCTATCACCGTATACCACATCTTGGAGGGTAAGTGTTCGGGTATCTCGCAGGTCGGCGGAACTGATGCGCTGGCCGGTGTACTCCCCGATGTCCACGGGGGGCAGGGTTTCGAGTTCCACGTTGCGATTTTTCGACCGTTCCGCGAGGACATCCATGTCATGGGGACAGAAGCAGGCCATGGCTGCGGCGAAGATGCGGTCGTCGTGGCCGGACTCAGAGTGCTCTAGGCGCTCCTTCCCCGCTGCGGTGGTGTGGATTTCGAACTCTTTCATCTCCTCGATCAGCCAGGGGGAATTTATCTCAGCCCAGCCGTTCTGCGCGGATTGGACGAAGCTGCCAGTGAGGATGGGCCGGGACCAGCCCCAGGTGAACCAGCCGAGCTTGCCACCTTTGCCACGGCGGCGGCGCGCGATATCGGAGGGTTTGCCGTCGTATCGGGTCATTTTGTGGAAGCAGCGGACGGGGTATCCCATACGGATCATTTGCAGCTGGCAGGTGTCCCCGACCGCCGCGACTTGTTCGATGGAGCAGTAGGGGAGGGGCCATTTGGTGGATTCAGCGGACATGTATTTCCCGTAGAAGGCTCCGATCGCCGCGCCGAATGCATAAGCCTCAGTGTGCGAGACGAAGGAGGAGGAGAATTCTGCCGCTTGGAAGTCAGGTTGCTGCCTCGCGCCAAGGCCCCACACGCTGATCACCGTGCTGTCCGCCCCTTTCCCCTCGCTCGTGTCAATCCCCATGGAATATCGGATTCCCGGCTGCGGGGGATGGAACACGATCAGCTTACCAATCGCGTCATCCGCCACGTGCTCGCGGAGGGGAGGGTCGAAGCGCAGGGGGATTAATTCCCAGCGGTAGGTTTCCCCTTTCTGGGAGGACATTTTGATGGGGATGCGGTCTTGGGAGTAGTCGATATCTTCAGGTGGCGGTTCATGTGAATCCTCAATCGACTGTCCGGATAGGCCATAGCACTGATACTGTTTGGTCCGCTTGTCCTCGATTAATTTGATTGTGCGATGTCCGAAAACGGATTCCACGGAATGCTGGAGGGCTTCTTCGTCATCCCCGGCCATTTCCTGAAGAAATGAGGATTCATTCCCTTTTTCCTTCGCCTCGTCATGGTTAACCTCCCAGAAGAATTGCTGCTCGCGGGGCATGTGCCATTGCGGACCGTGGGGGATTCCGCGACGGTCCTGTTCCGCGATGAGGTGCTTATTTAATAGTGGGGTGGAGTGTACATAAAGTTCCGCCTTCGCCACATGCGTGCGGGTGTCTTGGTTCGGTCGCCAGTCGCGGAGGATGTCTTGGCGGAGGGAGAGCCATGCGGGCTTCGGGTAGATGTCCACGCCGCAGAACCACGGGAGGAACATGGGGTACATGCGGGAGAGGGGCCAATGTTCTTTGGAGTAGTACCAGGTTTCCGCCCACCAGCCTTTGTTGGATCGGCCCGTGGACTCCAATATTCCCAGCACGTTTGTGGATGCGTGAACGGCTTTCCACAATCCCTCGTCAATCAGCATCACGGAGGCGTCGCCATACAATGCGACTTCACTGAGGTGGTAAATGGTCGGCGTCGATCCGGTGGCGATACCGAACTTCTGGCTCCCGTGCTGGAAACTCACGCCGCTGGCCATGTGACCGAATAGCATCTTCCCTCTGTCTGACTCGACGCGGGAGGTGTGCTGCGGGCGAATCCACACGGGGAGCATGTCGTAGCACAGGAGGAGCATTTTCGACATTTCACCTGTTTTCGTCTGGTCCGCGCTGCCGATTACGCTGGATACGCCGTAGCTGAATATCGTGCGATGGGCGATCAGGAGTTCGGTGAAGATGGATATCCCTAATTGTCTAGCCTTCAGCGCCATGATCTCGATAGCGGCCCCGCGTTCTTCAAGGTCGCATACGATGTCGAAGTAAATCCGCTGCGGCACGCGGAATTTGAATCGCTGGATCACGCCTTCCTCGGATCGGAGGAATGCGTATCGCGTGAGGAAGTAAGCCGCGTCGCACAGCACCAATAGTTGTTCATTCAGCATCCACGCGCGCTCGAAGTCGTTCAAATCGCGGGTGGCGATGGGCTGGCCCATTTCGCCGAGGAGGTATTTCCCCGACTTGGCCATGCGGAGTTCGAATTCCTCGACCTCGGCTACCGTGTGATATTCAAGGGAGATGCCGAATTCTTTTTCGGCCATCGCGATGCGTTCCAGCACCTTGGATTCCGCGTACACTATTCCTCATCCTCATCTGAATCGACCTCTACCATGACGGGAATCGATTCTGGCCTTGGAAGGGAATCGATTATGTTAGTGGTAGAAGCGGGGCCGAGCGCCCTCGCGTCATTAAATCGATCGATCAGCCGTTTGATCGTCGCTTCAGGCGGGGGAGCCGGAAGCGCCGCCGCCTGCGCTGTGCTGGCCGCGTTCGCGCTTGCGTTCACGGTGATTTGACTTCCCTTTGGAGTAGGCAGGAATCCCACGGCTTTGTGCAAGGTGGTGCGGTCCTCAATCCCTTCATCCGTCAGGGCCATTTCCACGGTCTTCTCCACCACAGCGGGGTGATTCGCCGCCGCGATGGCTGCACTGGCTTGCCGCGACACGGATGCGATGGCTTTCACAATCGTCTCAAGGATGTCAGTCGGATTCACCCCCACCGCGAGGCAATATCCCTCGATGGGCAGGATTTCACGTTGATTCTTCGGGAGGGAGTAGTACAGGGCGACAATGCGCCGCGCGGATTCCCCAGGGGAACATTTCAGATAATAGTAGGGGGAGATGGGCAGCTTGCGTTTCTTTAGTTTCCGGCCAATCATGGCCAGTTGGGAGGAGATCGGGGGGAGGGTGTGGATAGTGTTCGGGTCAATCGCGAGGGCGTCGCACGCGAGTTTCAGCCTCCGCGTGCTGTCGGGTGTGCGGGTCACAATTCCTCCAACTCAATGCCCGCCGCAGCAGCTTCCTGTTCCTTCGCCCATCGTTTGTTCGCTTCTTCAATATCCAATACTCCAAATTCCGTCTGGCGGGGCTTCTTTTTGAGTGTCTCCCGGTCATATCTTGCGGATTCAATAGTGGCGAGTTCCGCTTGGGATATTGCAATCCGCTCCAGCGCGATGGTCAGCCGGCGGAGGAGTGCGAGGGCGCGGAGCCATGTGAATAGTTTCACTTCTTCCCCTTTTTCTGCTTCCGCTTTCGTTTCTTCCGCATGTAGGCCAGTGGATCAGGGCCGTATGCGGGGTCCAGCTCAATCCGCTTCCCGTTGATGTCGAACGCCTGATGGCCCATTCGTATCAGATGCTGCATCAGGCGAGTGAAATAGGTGTCGGGATTCTGGTCCTCCGGCCCTTCGAATGGCATCAGGAGGTGCCCGTCACTAATCCAGCCAGCGTTAATTCTACATATCGGCGCGCTGCCTCAAAAGAATCAAAGGGCTCCCACCAGTCGAAGGGGACTCCAAAATAATGTGGAGGGAGGATGACTCCCCATCCCAATCCTCGATACTTTCTGATGCGCAATTTACAATCGGTCATGTGGTTGGCTCCGTGGGCTTCCATGCGGATTTGACATCCTTCGTGACATCACTCACTGTGACATCACCCTCCCCGAGGTCGGGTTGCGGGGGATATTTGATAAATTCCGTCTGCGTGGTGCCGTCCTGACCCTTTACACTCACGGGGACGGGGAGAGCATGACGCAGGCGTTCCGCGTTCGGCGAGCTGATATTGCGATGAACATTGGTTCCGCTGGCGACGGCTTCAGGGGATGGGTCCGCAAGCGGCGGCGCGGGCTTAGATGTCACTGTCACCTTTGATTCCGGCATCATGGGATTGTCCATGTGGAGGCGCAGCGTCAGGTCGTAGCTGATTCTCCCGTAGGCCATGTAATGAGACAGTAATCCCTCCCCTTCCAGCAATCTCTCAAGGTCCAATCGCAGGATTTCCTTGATTTCCGTTGCGCTGAGCGGCTTCTGCGAGATCACTTCATTTGCGGTGGGGCTCATGCGGCGCTCCTTGCCGATTGGGCTGGCGGGGTATTTATCCAATAATTAAACTCATCCACACATTTATTGCATAGATCCTTTGCAGTGGTTGTGCCGCCAATGTGAAGTTCCTTCCATCCCGTAGGAATCGCGTCATCTGCTGGAGCTGGTTCGGACTTACCACATCGGTCACAAGTTGCGGTGGTGCTTAACATATTTTTTACCTTCCCCTTTTTTCCTGTTCATCCTACACCGTCTCCGTTCGATTGCAAGGCACAGAGATCGGTCGAATTCCGCGCCGAGTTGAAATGGGGAATCCAGATCCCCCTTGAGGATCGCCGACCACGCGATATTCCCGTTCAGCAGGGTATCCATGCGCCGGCGGAAGGAGTCGAAATAAATCGCAAATTGATCCGCTGGGTCATCCGCTTCCCGCTTGGACCGTAGCATCGCTTCCGGCTTCCAGCGATCGTTCCAGCGGGCCAGTATTGTCGCGCGCTTACTCGGCTGTCTCGCGATTCCCATGCTGTGTGCGTAGCCTGTTCCATTCAATCCCGTTTCGTGAACGCCCATTGCGCAAATCCTCCTGCAAGAGTGGCGAGGGAGCCAAGGACAATATCCAGGCCGAATGATGATTGCTGTTCCACGTGGCCGAGACCGATAGCCAGTGCCAGTAATGCGATGATGCCGAGAATACCAAATCCGAACCACATGCGGGGGTCTTTCATTCCGGTTTGGTCGTCGGCCATGCGGACTCCTCGGCTTTCTGTAGTTCTTCCCGTTCGGCATCGGATTGCGGAAGGCCCACTTGTTCAGGAGGCACATCCGCGTCCGGATACATTTCCTTCGCCTCTTCCGCAGGCATGACTTCTGTTATCTCGGCGGAAGGAGTATCCTCAGTTAATTCAGGCTCAGGTGTCACGTGTGATGTCACGATTTCAGGTTGCGGCTCACTCTGCTCCCTCAGCGCATCACTCAGACTCCCCGTCCAGCGCGGAAAACTTGGCTCAGGCGCAGGCGGCGGGGGGATGAACGGCTCTAGCAGAGGGTCCAGAGGGTCGAGCGTGCTGAGCACCCTCTCAAATTTGCTGAGGGATGGCGTGGTGGAAACTTTTGCGTCGGCCAGATCCTGATAGGTGGTGCGCACTCTTAACTTTGCCACCGGGGGATTCTTCCGCGACTGCCGGCGATTCTTCCAGTACGGACGCGGCGGGTCTCCTGGCTTGCGGGAATTCCCTGTCGGCGGCTTCATCCAACTCGTGGATTGGCACTGGGGGCACCGCGCGGGGGTCTTGAACGGATCGTTCTGATACCAATCATATCCACACCGCAGACAGGTACGTTTATCCAACTGCCCCCGTATGTCCTCCCCGCCAGTCAGCACCAGCCATTCCTTGCGAAGCAATGCCATTTCCGCGCGTATCTGCTTCATTCTCGCGCGTTTATCCATGATCGCGGTGATGGGGATGGATTCGAGGTCGTAGTCTTTGGTGGACACGGGGACACTTTACCACCTGTTGTCCGCCCTGTCAACTGTCATCATGGTGGGATGTGTTAGAATCGCACGGAAATACCTGATAATAATCCCTTTACAAGTTAAATTGGGCATGGTATATCTGCTCCCACTGTGACCCCGCCTGAAATAAAAAATAATAAAAATAGCCATAGGGCCGTGTGGGACATGTCGCCGCCGCCCCGGCCCCTCAGACCGGACAACTCAGCCGACCCGCGCCACATGACCGGCGTCGATATGATCAGCATCCGCGTGGCGGCCAGGATCAGCATCATTCTGTCGCGTCACAGTTCCCCAGTGTCGCGTGTGGTTCCCAAATCCCCGCGTCGCGCATCCACAGCATCGTGACAATCCAACTTGTGTGGGACATCGCACCGGCGAGACTGGCCAAGTGACGACTAATCGTCAGTGACGAAATATCGTCACTAGTCTAATGCTGACGCCGAACACGGTTCTCTCACATATTCGCATTTCCACATGTGTGTCCGTTTTTACACACTCTCGCATCTCCCTGATCGGTCAGTGTGGCGATTAGACACGTTTTGTAACGTTTCTACCTAAATAGTGTCTCCTTTTAACCACACAAGCAATTTGAAGGCCATATCCGATACATTTATTTTTTATGTTTACCACGATTTCTCTTGACAGTGTTGTGCGATTGTGAGAATATGATCGTGTTGGAAGGCAATCAGGCAAACGGAGGGCACGATGCCAACACAGACTTGTAACACATGCACAAGGGAAGCACACACGCCGTTTCATGTTGTGGACGCGCAGGGTAAGACGATCATGGGATGCGTGGATGCGTGCCATGCGGATCATCTGGTACCTGCGACAGCGTATTCGCGTTGGTTCAATCGGCCTGAAGCGAAACGAATTCGCGCTGCGGATCGTAAGAGAAGAATGGCGCGATGACCCGCGAATGGCTCCACTATTACATCCAAATGGCCGGATTCGCGTTTGCGTGGTATAGCTTCGCAATGGTGGCGGGGACGATCATCAAAGAGTCAGTTAGCACCACGTTGGAGCAATCCAATGTGATCACTTTAATCGGAGGGAAATGACATGGAAAAGGTACACGTAATGATTGAGGTGAGCGGCGGCGTGGTATCGAACGTTGAAGCGGCGGATTTTGTGGACGTGCAGATTGTGGACTGGGATGAACTGTTTGAAGGCGATGCGGTCAAAGCGCTTAATAACTTGCCGGATTGGACGAAAGTGTACATCAAGGAACATTATCCCGAGGAATGGAACAAAATCACCGCGAATATGTGGTGAGGGGTGATCGCGAAGTTGGATCAGGCCAGGGTTATCACACTTTTAAACGGAGGGAATTGAAATGGTGAGCACAAAGGAAAAGATGGAGTTTGTATACATGATGTCCAAGCATTCCAGTTTGCCGCTAAATCCAATCTATCAGCTCATGCGGTGGGCTGTGACGTATCAGCGGATCATGGAGCATCATTGCAATGGAACGTGCCCACAGGTGCATTACACAGTGAATAATGATTATGTGGGATGCCCCAAAGCAGACCGTCTGGAAAAGCGCATTTCGGATGAATTGTCCACATATGAGTGCAAGGCGATTTTTCAGGGTGACCCGCGCGGATGCTGCGTTAAGGTGGTTGTACCGGATGGCGCGACGAATGATATGGGACAGGAAGGGATTTGCGTACCAGCGTGAGCAATCGGGACAGTTGGATGGAGTGAAATCAATTTTGCGGAGGGAAGAAACATGATCGACATTGTGAATTGTAGCCATTGCGGGATTCCCGTGACGTGGGGCAGGTACGCGGATCACATCCAGGTTGAGCATGGGAATTGGGGCAGCATCCTCCCGCCAAGAGTCGTGGAATTGGATGCTGTGCTGGACTGCCAGCAACAAGCGATGGATTTACAAGAAGAGAACGACGATCTGAAAGATGAAAGCGCGAATCTGGAAGAAGAGGTTCACAAGCTGGAAGAGAAATTATCACATTACACGGATTGAAGTGATTGATCTCCCATCCCGCATACCCTCCGGTGCGCGGAATGGCTCGCGGAAGGGATGCGCGGCCCGTCAATCGGTCAAAGTTCGCGCATCCTGACCGCTGATTTAGCGGAGGGAATGAGTACAAATTCAATCGGAGGGATTGAGATGGAACACATTTGCGAAGAACACATTAACTTCAAGCAAGAGGGTTGTGAGGATTGTGAACTGGAATGGAAGGAACAAACGGAGGGAAGGCCGGATTTGTCCCATGATGCGGATTGTACGTATCGAATGGGACACGGCGCACCATGTGATTGTGACAAGGACTATCGCTAGGATGGTGCTGGAACGCGGAGGGAAGGCTCAGGACGGATTAAAATTGAATCGGAGGGATTACACATGTCAGATGAGGTGAAACAGGCGGAAATTGATCAGTACAAGCGATTGGCTGAGAGATATGAGCGGAATGGTCAGCCGGCGATGGCATTGCTACTGAGAAATGTCGTGTTCCTCGCTGAGGGCGGGGATATGAGTGATTTCGCGTGGGCGGAAGTGAATCAGCGGAGGGATGGGCGGACGGATGATGTGGAGGTGAAGCGATGAGCGATACTAGATTTCCTTACCTGCTGGATGACACGCTTCAGGAACAGCCGATAAAATTTATCATCGCAATGAATCGGCCTGAGACTGGGCCTTATGGCAGCTGCGCGAGGGTTATTGCGTCCAATCACCCGAGATTTGTTGCCAACAGCCGATTCGATTATGGATTTCTGGGAATCGCGCTGGATCAGGGTTACACAGTAACATTTGTGGGGAACTATGTGCCACATCTGGCCGCAAAGTGGGAGGGGAGGTGATGATATCCCAACAGGTAAACCGGATCACCATTCGATTTCCCCGCCTGCTGATCACATTCGGCTATGTGGTGGCGATTGCAGGGGTATTGGCGACATTCGGCATCATGTACGCGATTGTGTGGGCGATGTTCGCGGCGTTTCCGAACTTGTGAACACACTTGCAGAATTTTGTGGTTAAAATGACACAATTTTCATCTTGGCGGAGGTAATTCTAGCCATTCCTCGGGCAGAATATCGCCTGCTTTGGTGTTCATGTCCACTACAACGGATACATGAGTGGCAAAAGCGCCGGTTTTTGGGCTTCTGGGAATGCGCCGACCGTTTTTATCATGCACAACTTTATGTTCCTCGCAGAAAATTGGAGCGGACAGACCGTCTGAAAGTGGTGCGGGGTCTTTACTTCCGGGCTGATTTGCATAGACGTAGGTGGGTGTATATGCAAATCGCTTGCGGTCGGCGGAAGAAATCTTATGTACTTGTATCTGAACCATTCGGTCTAGAAACGCTTCAAATCCCGCGCGGTCAAAATCCTTGCGTGGGAGATCCGGCGCGAGAAGGGTGAGAAATTGCGTATGAAAATCAGCCTTGTTGAACACATGATGCTGAAGCGTTACCCCTTCGGGAAGGGCGGATTGGATGGCTTTATGGAGTTCCCCATCTACAGGAGATGCGTGGATTACCTTAACCACGCGATTATACCGTCCGAATTTATCCTCACATGCCCCAACCTTGTCGATAGATACGGGGAGGAATTCATCAATCACCTTGCGAATGGCCCGGACGATTCCTTGATTGTGTTGATGCCCGACGGATTTCACGCGGAAATTCTTCGCCATGAACTTGAAGCTAAGAATGGTGAACGTGGAGCCGATAAGTTCTCCAAAGCTATGATAGGTGTTTTCCTGCTCCTCCGCGAGGTTTTGAGCTTTCCATCCATCCGTGCGCAGCATTACTGTAAAAAGAGGTCTGCGCCAGGAATCTTCCACTGTGCCTGCTTTGTAGAATTCCCAAGAGTTCCGGGCTATTGCGGAGCGTTGTGCCTTGTAGGACAGGCCAAATTCTATTAAACCTTTTTCGTAGCTGTTGGGATCAGGAGGATCGTAGATGCGTTGCGGAATGTCGGGGACGATGATTTCAGGTAAGCGCGCAGGGGTGGACATGGCTCTCCTAACGAAAAGGTGTCAGTGGCATCAGGATAAAGAAGAAGCGGGGGACGGTTGCCTACCACCCCCCGCCAAACCTTTTCCGTCAGGCAATCCACTGCGAGGGCAGCATGGGATAACAATGTACCCTCTGTCAAGCAAAATCGACATGACCCCACAAAATATTTTTCCCTCCCAACACAGTCAAAATAAACAGTATAACTCCAGCGTGGTATCAATCATGCTATCATGGTAAGATTTAACTTGACAGGATTCGCGGGAACGTGTTATTTTGAGAATCGCAACACAAACTTAATCACGGAGGGAAGGAAAATGACGAATGCTGAATACGTGGAATCGCTAAGAAAAGTCGCGGATTGGTTTGAATCGCATCCTGAGGTGAAGCCCCCACATGATGCGGATGAGATTGGATTGTACAACATTCACTCCAGAGCTGAAATGGAAACCGTCGCGCGGGCGTTTGGATCGTGTGAAAAGGAATACACAGACAGCGGATATTTCAAGCTGAAAAAGAAGGTTGGAGATATTGAAATCGTCGCGGTGGCTTCGCGCGAGCAGGTGTGCAATCGGAAGATCGTGGGGAGCAAGTTTATCCCTGAACAGGTGATCCCCGCGCGGACGGTGGATGTGGTGGAATGGGAGTGTTTTGAGACTCCATCCCTGCTGGCCAAAAAGGAACCAATTGACATTGACGCGCCGCTCGCGCAGGCGATTCGGCATGACCAACAAATCGAACGGGGAGCGCAGGTGAATGATAACAATGACATCCCCTTTTAAAATTTTCATCGACCGCTCACGATATGAACAGGCTCAAAGATGTTTGCGAAGTCGATATCTGGAATATCACTTCGGCGGAACTGGGATCACGTCATCGCGGAAGCCGTTGCCATTAGCTGTCGGATCGTCCGTGCATGAAGGATTGGCATATCTTCTCGCCAACGGAGAGGCATGTCTGAAAAACGAGCGATTACGGGAGGAAAATTCCCTCCCATCAAAGGATTGGTTCAGCGTGATTGAGGATTCTGCGGTAGCCGTCGCGCTCGCGGATTTCGCGGAATATCAGAATGCGCTGGACCCGCCGGACGCTGAACGCGCAATTATTGAACCATCACAGTCTGAAATAAACGCGGCGGTAGGGGCGGAAACCGATGCTCCATTGCATGCAATGGATGCGCGGCGGAACGAATTCGACGATTATCTATTCCGTGAGCAATCCGCGCTGGTTGAAGCGATGGTCCGCGCGTACGCGAGGAGACGACTCCGCCCGCTGCTGGAGGAATTCGAGGTGCTGGAGGTGGAACGGGAGGGGAAATGGAAGCTGGGGGAATATACAGTCGAGGGTCAAGGATACGATCCCCTTCTGGGAATTCCTCGGGAGTGGATGGAACTGTGGTTCATGTCCCGCCCCGATGCCCTCCTCCGCCATCGCCAAACTAACCAGTTGTACATTCAATCATATAAGACAGCCGCATCCTGGGACATGCGGAAGGAAAAAGACGCGCAGCATGATATGCAGGGGCTGAGTGAGGGAATTGAGATTGAGAGGAGGCTCGGACAATGGTGGGATGTAATTCAGCACGCAAAGGAGACACATACGCCTGTGAGCATGGGGCGTGAGGCTGATTGTCCCCCAGCGATGCAGAGATATCTGTTCGCGCTCGACGCCCCGCCCCGCATCCACGCGGTACGCATGGAATATCTATTGAAGTCAGAAAGATGGGTGGACAAAGACCTATCAATGAAGTACGGTGTCGAAATGCGCTCGCAGCGTTCACCGCTGATACGTCAATATGTTGCAGTAAGCGTGCCGCAACGTGGTGTTGCTGGATACTCAATCGGCGATGTGAATTGCTCTTGGGATTTTATCCGTGAGGATGGAAGAGAGGGTAGTCTCGCGTGGCAGAATTTTAAGTCGCGGCCTGTGTGGGAGGAACCGGGAGGTATCAAAGCATGGATTGACAAGCTGGACGATGCCGCTCCCGTGATGTCTGGTGAGGATTCCACAATGGGCCTGGAGCCACGACAGTTGGGATATAAATGTGATGCCCAAGTGACCGGATATTTGAAAAACCATCCACTTGATGCTGTTTTCGTTCCGCCCTTGGTTATTTATCGGTCAGACGACGCGCTACGCGATTTGGTGGAACAAATGGAGGCATCCGAGCGTCGAATAGCTGAAGGTGTAGCCGCTGTCAACAGCGCGGAAAACGCAGATGAAGTACGACATTTGTTAAATATAAACTTTCCGCAAACCTTACGTGCTTGCAGTTATCCATCGCAATGTCAATTTGTGCCCATTTGTTTCGGTGGGGAAGCAATTCAGCATGATCCGCTGGGCAGTGGGCAATTTAAAACTCGTCGGCCAAACCATCCACAAGAAGGGGAAAATGCCAACACGCTCAAAGACTCGTGAATATACCAGCTGGTATCACATGGTGCGGAGATGCCATGTGCCAGAGGATTATCAATACGCAGGATGGGGAGGCAGAGGAATTCGAGTGTGCGCAAGGTGGCGGAAATCGTTTGATAATTTCCTAAAGGACATGGGACCGAGGCCCGAGGGAATGTCTCTTGGCCGGATTAACAACAATCGCCACTACGCGCCAAGCAACTGCCGTTGGGAAACTCCAGCGCAGCAGTTGAGAAATCAGAAGGATACCAAATGGATTAGCTATCGAGGGGAACGAATGTGCCAGCAGGATTGGGCGAATCGTCTGGGGATAAATAACATGACGCTGAAAGGAAGATTGGATCGCGGCTGGCCCTTATCAAAAGCATTAACAGAGCCCGCCAAGTATGGTCGGCGTGTGCTGCGAGGGGACTATAAAAGTCGCTGCGAAGACTGGGAAGCCCGGAGAGCCAAAGCAGGGACCAAGTGAAGCCGGCGGATAACTCACTGAAACTCTCCCGCGTGATCCGCGAACACTGTGAACTCGTCATCGCGGCGGAAGAGGGGCATGTGCGGCGGGCGGCGATCGTGCTGGGGATCGCGTGGACGACGTTATACAGATGGATGGCGGAATGGAAGGCGGAAGATCAAGCAATCGAGGATGCGAAGCTGAAACGTAAATCATCCCACTCGGAGGATCACGTGAATGTCGAATGACTGGTACTGCGCAAACTGTGATCATATCGGCACGCTCAATCGCCACCTGCGCTGCGGCCACTGTGGGTCCGATGCGGTGGATCTGGCGGTGCGGCCAATGGCGACGGTGCTGGGAATCGCCAGCGCGTTTCTCACGGAAGCGGAAAGGGATTGGATGCTGATTGAGGAGGCTGGGAAGGGGATGGACGGCAGGGGCGGGCATCGGAGGAGCGAATGAAGACGTTTGGGGAATGGTTCGAGGAAAACGTGCAATACGGTCCCATGTTCCCGGCGATAGCCATTGATATTGCAAGTCGTGCTTGGCACGCCCGAGATGCCGAAATCGAAGAACTGACCACAATTAAGGGCGGAGTCTGCCCGATTTGTCGGGTCGATATGAATAAGGCGGCAGATCGCCTTGCCGAAGTCACCGAACTGAAAGAGAAGATCGAGCGGCTGACGGAGGTTTGTCAGGAGGCTATCAAAGACGCGGAAAAGTGCGTAAATCCTGGCACAAGGCTATTTAATTATGACGAAATTAAGGCCGCACTGGAGGGAAAGGAATGATTCTGACGGATGCAGACTTGATATTAAGGCGCGAACAACGTGAACACGGACACACATCGCATTATGAAGACGATTGTCTTGACACCATCGCATACCTTCAATCCCGCCTCGCACAGGCCGAGGAGCAGACCAAGCTGGAAGTGACGGCGGATTTAGTGGAATCAATCCACGCAGCCGTAGCGCAAGGTTGGTGCGTTCCTCCAAACACGTCGAAGCCAATGGATGTCGATTTGGCTCTCGCAATAGTCAACAACGTGCTTGCCGAACTCCGCCGAGCCACGGCGGGAAAGGAGCCCACCAATGCGCGGTAAGCAAAAGGAGCTCACATGCGAAGACTGCGACGATGAAATTGAGGTCGGAAAACGTCGCATTCGATGTCTGGATTGTGGCAAGAGAGTTTGTTCGTTTTGCTACCACCACTCTCTGCATAGGCGATTCGGCCCACGCCCACGAGGGGAGGGGAGAAAATGAGCGACAGACAGACATGTACGCCTGAACACCCGATGCCAAAGGGCGCTGAGGGAAGATGGGAGCATACGAATGTTGTTGAGGACGGAGACGGCTGTCTTGATGGATGCTGCGCGGATTACAGATGCTTGGATTGCGGTAAAACATGGCGGGAAGAACTTCCACAGTAGGGATTATCGAGGGAATGGGAGAAAACGCAATGGATAGCGCGAAGGAATTTGAGAAGTGGAACAAAGAAAACAAATTGCGAGACAACTGGACCCCAACAATAGGGCATGTCGAATATGAGAGACAGTCTGCCTTCAAAGCTGGTTGGGATGCCCGCGACCGCGAACTATCCGCCCGCCACGCCGAGGAGGTGCTGGCGGCTGTGGCGGCTGCTGTCGAGAATGCGGCGCGTTTTCTTGAGGCGAAAGCCGCAACCGAACACGACAAAGAGGAGAAGCTGTACATACTTAAAAACTATGGCCACGCCTCGATAGCTCGTGAGTTAGAGAAATTATACACGACTCTGGCTAAAGAAATCCGCGCCCTCAAAACTCCCGCCCGCACCGCCGCGCTCGACAAGCTGCTGGAGGAGGCACGGAGGGAGATGCGGGACGAGTGGGCAAATCAATTACAGGATATGGGCTATACAATAGCTGCTGTTGCAATCCGAACTCTCCCACTAATGGCCGACACGCAGGGGAAGGTGGAAGCCGATGGCGGATAAACAGAAAGCACTTTTGGACGCGGTGAAGCAGACGCTAATCCATCTGAATACGACCCTCGATCTCGGCAAGCATCAGGGATGCTTCTGCTACGGATGCAACTTGAGGAAGGCGTATTTCGACATTCAGGTGACGGCATTTTCGTGTGGGGCGGAATCCTATGCGCGACAGCCGGAAGGCCGCACATGCGCTGGTTATCCGCATTGCGATGGAGACTTGCCGGGAGAGGGACACGAGCCGGGATGTCCCGAATATCGGCCAGCCGAGGATTCGCAATGATTTTATGGCCACTTGTTATTTTTTGCTCTATCTGCATATTTTTATCAGGATTTGACGCCGGAATTGCCTACGCGAACAGACGTGACCGAGGAACCGGCAAAGCCGATGCGACGAAGGAGAAGCGATGATCGGCGTAATCATCGCTTTGTTCTTGGGATTTCTGTCCCTGAACATAATGATCATGTTAGCCGCAGTAGATATATGCAGAGCCATACGAGAGGCAGGCCACGATCAACCGAAGGCTACAGGAACCAAGTGATTTGGTCTTTACGTTGCGGGACAGGGGAGAGCTATGAGTAAAAATCTGAAACAGTTAATCGAGGACACAGAAGCGGATTTGGAAATGGCAATACATGTCGTTAAGGTTCGCTCCGAGGAACTGGAAAAGGCTAGGGAAAAGTTGACCCAAGCGCAAGAGACGCGCGAACGCTTACAGAAGCAGCATATCCGGTTGATGCAAGCTGCGGTCGAGGAACAAAGTATTTAGTTGGCGCGTTGCGGGACAGCCGAGCCGTTTACCGGACGTTCGGCTGCTAACTTCGAGAGGAGGATTATCATGTCCAGCATCATATCCACCGGATTATCAAACGAAATCATTGGCGGTCCGTGGGGAGTGAAAGGGGGGCAGCGCTTCCAGGCGGCTCACTCCTCCCCGTTCTGCGCGGAGAGGGCGTATGACATCGACCACGCGCCGGGATATTCAGGAGGGACGGGGGGAAATATCCTCATGCAACTTTTCGCGGAACAGAATGGACTGCCATTCGGCCCGCCACTAGCCACGGGCGTGAAAGTTCCCGATCCGGAGTTCCCCGATCCCGCGAGTGGAAAGGGGAGGTTCCCGCTTATCTGCTTCACGCCGCAAGTCACATTGGTAAAAGGTCAATGGTACTGGATTGTGATATCGGATAACGATCCTTCCCCGACGGTGAATTATTACTCAATGGACTATCTCGCCGGGGATGCAAGTCAGGTTCCCACCGTGCAGATCTGGCAGAACGTGGGGTACTGGCGGAGGATTCCGTATCTCATCCCATCGCCGTTGATATTTTATTATTCGAACGGATTGTGGCAGGGATTGGGATGGATCGCCGCGCCGGGGGGAGTGCTGGAGTGCGGGACGGAGTATGGATTCCCGGCGGCGAGCTGCGTCTGAAAAATAATTAAAATAGTAGTTGACAGGATTTATAACTAGGCGTACTGTTCCAATCTCCAACGTAAGTCAAGTGGGGTGCAAGATAGAGATGCCAATGACAGACACAGTAAAAGAAGAACAAGTTAGCATTCGGATGCGGAGGCGGCAGCTGGAGCGCATTCGTAAGCAAGCGACCGCGCAGGATATGCAGGTGAGTGAGTTTCTGCGGCTGGCCATTATGCGTGAGGTAGAACGGTTGGAGCGAAGGGGAAATGCGTGAGCCAGAATCCTCATATCCCCGTGTTGGCACAGGGTCCACAGGAACCTGAGGAATGGAGAGTTGTGCCGGGACTGGAAGATTTGTACATTGCGAGTAGTCTGGGCCGGATTGCCCGGATGGTAGGACATTCTTCTGCTGCCAGTTATCGCCATGTATGTCTGCCTCGAAAGTTGGCCGTGTTTTCTGGGCACTCCATGGGAGCCTCGCGCAAACACAAAAATAATGTTCGTGTGTATGCTCATCACATCATCGCGCTGACTTTTATTGGCCCTCCTCCAAGTCCTGATAGGATGAGGATTAATCACATAGACGGGAATCGCACTAACAATCGACATACGAACTTGGAGTGGTGCTCACAGCGGCACAATATTCAACAAGCGTGGAAGAATGGCCAGATACTTAAAGATCGAGGGGCCAATCTGAGCTTGGCTGAACGAAGCGAGATTCTTCGCCGTTATCGAAGCGGCGAGACTTACGAAACCATTTCAAATGGGATTGGCCGACACTACTCAACTATTGGATATACCGTTCGAACGGCCAGAAAACGAGGGCTATTGTAATGGCGGCGTCTACGTGTCTTTACGGGTGCACGGGGAGCTTCAAAACTTCCCAAGTCAAGTGGTTTAGTCATTACATCGCGGAAACAACAGGCAAAGCGACCCTGCTGCTGTCCTGTGATGGCGGCGGGTGGGGCGCGTGCGAACCCGAAATCGCGGAAGGCATGATCCTCCCGTATAGATGTGACTCCGCAACCGTCCCAATGCCGATCCTGCAAATGATCAGCAAGGGATACTGGCCGAGGAATCCGATGGCCAGCACACCCGCTGAACTCGACCTGCAACCTGTGAACTGGGATGACGTGGGAGGAATCGCCGTGGAAGGGTGGACCAGCATCTCCGCCGTCATTATGCGGTTTCTGCCCGCATCTGGGATATCCGTGGGTGGGGAGGATCGGAACAAGCTGGGAGGGTTCGCGCAGCAGGTGACAGTCGGCGGCGTGGTGCAGAATTTAAATTTCCGCAGCAACACGCGGGGGGATTATGGATTCGTGCAGAATCATCTATACGGATTAGTGATGAACTTTAACTCGCTGCCTTGTAAAAGGGTGCTGTACACCGCGCTGGAGAGTAAGACGGAAGATGATGCGCGGACGACGGTGTACGGACCATCCATCAGCGGAAAGAAAGCCACCGCTGAATGCGGCGCGTGGGTGGGGGATCTGCTCCACGCACAGGATTACCAGATCATCCGCAATGTGGAAGTGCCGGATCCATCGGACCCGCGCAAAATGGTGCAGACACAAGTGGCGGAAATGAAAGTCCGGGTGTATTTTAAAAAGCATCCCGACCCCGCCACGTTGATCCCCTATCCTGCGAAGCCGAGAGTGACGCCGGAAAAAATGGCCGCGCTTGATGAACGATTCCCTGGGGGGTATTTTGAGCCCACCACGGAAGGGGGATTGGATATCTATCTGAAAACGGTGGATGAACTGTCCGTGGATGCGGGGAAGTCCCCGGCGCTGGCCAAGTGGAGAGAGCGGATGGATCAGAAATTGGGCCGCAACATCGCTGCGGTCGCGACGAAGTAATATCGGGGAGGGATGAGTAACGGCCTTCCCTGAGGCGCCTTTATTGCATAACAAGTAAGCAAATCAAATCAAACTAAGGAGAATCAATCATCATGGCAACAACATTTGGACAACCCGTCACGGATCTGAACGATCCGCAACAGAATATCCAAGTATCAGATGCACCGCAGGAATTGCTGGATCCGAACGATCCCCGGCTGGTCAGCGAGGAGCTGCATGCGAATCCCGATGCGGATGCGTATGCGCAGCCCGCACCTCCACCCGATGGGAAGTATCGCGTGAAGCTGAAGCTGGCCCAGAAGGAAGTGAACGGGCAGAAGGTGGATTATGTCCCGAAGCTGTGGGGAGCCGCGCCGGGACAAGCGGTATTGGTTACTGGCGTGGAAGCCCAGATCATCGACGGAACGGGGAAGTACGACGGGCTGAAGGCGTATGACTATAACGTGAGTACGTTTGTCAGCCGGGATTCTGCGACGAAGGTCACAACAATCGTGAACAAGCTGCGCAGGCCCGACGGGTCATCGTGGATCACCCCGCATCAGCGACTCGCCCCCAAGGGATGGATGGATCTGCTGGTGCAGGCGCTGGCCGGCGAACCTGAACTGGGAATCGAAACTGCATGGGAGTATTCCTGCCAAGCCTGCGGGGAGGAAGCGAAGGCAGCCGGGAAGAAATATCCCCGCAGCGTAACGGGGATGCATCATTTTCCCCCGGAGCAGGATCAGTCCAAACGGAAGCTGGGGCAACTGTACAGTCCTGAGATGAAGTGTGCGGTGAATCCCGCGCATGGATTCGGGCGAGCCCGCATCACGATTGCACGATTCCTGTCGCTGGATGAACTGAAGAAGTAACGATTCGGTCGCGGCGTAGGGGAATTGGCAGACCCGCCCCATTTAGGTGGGGATAGGCTAGCCGGATTTAATCGGTGGTCACTACAGGTTCGAATCCTGTCGCCGCAACCAACGATACGGCCCTCCCATCGAGTCCTTCATGCTGGGCATAGCGAGGGGATTTATCCGAATCTCCGAAGGGGACCACAGGAGGGCCGAAACACTCAGGGGACTGGTAGCTCAACTGGCAGAGCATCGCTCTCTTAAAGCGCAGGTTGTGCGTTCGACTCGCACCCGGTCCACTAAATTGAAAAGGAGAAATATCATGGCAGCGAGACAGTTATCACTCGGAAGGGTAATTGATTGGGCACGAAATGCGGATGTGGAAGAGGTGGATTATGTATTCCACCGAATGTCCGACATTTTAAAACGAAGACTCACACTGCTGGCCCAGGCGGATCAGCACAATCAAACAAAGATGGTGAAGCGCGCAGCGAAGAAGAATCGGGATCGGAAGGATGAGGTGCAGCCCCCCGCCGCCGCAGCATCCGGACCGGCAGGGAATATCCTAAGTGAGGAATTTGTGAATAAGGCGATGATCGCATCGTGAACGACTCCCTCCATCCCGAATTGGAGGCGGCGGAGGGGGCGCTGATCGAGGCCCCCGCACCCGAGCGTCCAGTCCCATGCGCGAGACTGATTGGCTGCGCAGGTTCAGGGAAAACGTACCAGCTGATGCAACGATCGGCGGCGGATATCGGATGGGGGCTGCTCACCAGCACGACAGGCGTCAGCGCGGTGAATCTCGGCGCGATCACCGTACACAGCACATTGAAATTCAGCGACACGTTCAGCCTCCGCGATGCGTTCCTCACTGGGAGATTATCCCGCACCCTGCATGACATCGGCCAGAGTGTGCGATGGCTGGTCATCGAAGAATATTCGATGCTCCACGGGGATCAACTCGACCTCATCCATCGCGGGGTCGGGGAGGCGAATCGTTACCCTGACTTGCAGGATCGGCCCCTCGGGATACTGCTGGTGGGAGATCTGGCCCAGCTGCCCCCCGTGAAAGGTCCGTGGGTGTTCACTGCGGATTGCTGGAACGAATTCGCAAATAATACTGAGAGATTGACGAAAGTCTGGAGGCAGGATGGTGGCCCATTTCTGGACGCACTTAACTTACTTCGAGCAGGCGACGGTGCTGGCGCTACTGACCTACTTAATAGGGCTGGCACTCGTTGGAACACTCAGCTGGATTGTGAATTCGATGGCACGACGATCCTCCCGAAAAACGAAATGGTAAACCGCTACAACGCGCTGGCCCTCAGCAAATTGAAAGGTGATCCCTTCGCGGTGATCTCCCGCCGCTGGGGGAAGCAGCGCACGGAATGGGGCGAGAATCCCCGGACGCGCGAATGGGGCATCCCCCCGCATCTCCCCCTGAAAGTGGGAGCGCTCGTGATGATTCTGGCCAATTCATCCGATTTCAGCGTGGTCAACGGAGATACAGGGCATATTACAGGGTGGGATGACACGAATGGTCAGGTGATCGTGAAATTGCTCAGGACGGGGCTGGAAACGGCCATATCACCCATTGTGAGAGGTGTGGAGGAAGTGAATCGGCCAGATGGATTCCCCGCTGACGCCCCCCGAGTGGACGATTCAGAGGGAACGCCATGGCATGAGGCCCCGCATCGACGACGCAAGAGTGGGAGGTATGTGATCGGACAGATACAATATCATCCCCTCCGATTGGCCTGGGCCACCAGCGTACATAAGAGTCAGAGTTTAACTTTGGATCGTGTGCAGGTGGATTTCCGCGATCGGTTCTTCAGCGCGCCGGCGATGCTATACGTGGCCTTGTCCCGTTGTCGTACGCTCGCTGGCCTGCGCCTTGTCGGATCTCCCGAGCGATTCGCCGCACAGTGCAAGACAGACGAGAGGGTTCAGCCGTGGATATGATGGCCCCCACGACCTCCCCCTCCCGATCAGGCCCTGCCCCTGCGCGGACGGGGTTGCTGATTCCATTAAGCACGAGCGATTTGCACTCACACTCCAGCATGATGCAGCCCAGCACGTCATGCAGCTCGGCGAGATGTCCACAGGTGGGGCGCTCACATACACTCATGGTGCAGCCTCCATTGTAGAGGATATGTATAGATTAGACAAGATGGTGTGGCAATCGGGGGAATACTGTAATTTAACGTGAATGTTAAAGGAGCGATGAGATGAGCCGGATCAAGAAGCTGATTGAAAAGTTCAAGGGTAATCCAATGGTAAATGTCCCCCCGCCGCCGGAAATCATGACCGCGTGGGGGCCAGTCCCTGAGTCCGCGAGACTCCAAGCGGAAACAAACATGCGCCTCGACCCCGCCATCCGGCAGAATGTGCTGAACGTGCTGATCAAAGAGGCGAACGGGGATGTGGAAGCCGGGACGAGGGAATTCAAACGCCGCTACCCGAACGGAGGATTACAGTGAAGGATTGCATTGGGAACCGCATCACCGAGAAATCACTATTGTGCTGGCATCCCGAGCCTGAACGCCTGAAACGCGGATTGATCGTCCAAGCCGTCCGTGTGGAGGACGGGGGATTGTCCATGGGCAGCTCGAAGGATCTCACTCCGGCCATGTTGATCATCCAGATTGTGATCCCGATTGACATGGGCGGGGAGCTGGGCCGGAATGAACCCACGCTGGGGGAGATGTTATGCGTGGTGAACCCGCAGCAGGAGGCGCTGCTGGAGGGGATGATGAAAGGGAAACTGACCCAGTGAACCTGCGCGCCAAGCCTGAAAGTTGTTCCGGATGCGCCTGCGAGAGCCATGGCTCCGACTTCTCCCGCGTGGAGGGTACAGGGGCCAACTCAGTATTATTAGTGGGCGAGGCATCCGGCGAAATGGAGGCACGCGATGGATTACCATTCCGTCCGTACGCACCGGCTGGAAGTCTGCTCGAACGAACTTTTCGACGCATGGGCATGGACCGACAGCAATTCTCGATCACAAATATTCTACGTTGCCGTCCACGAAACAACTGGCTCGAAGGTAGTCCGTATGAGTTTTCGGCGATCAACCATTGTCGCGGGAATCTTGATGCGGCTATCGCTGCTCGCCGCCCGAGGTGCATCACGGCTCTTGGCGGGGCCGCGTTGAGGGAATTGACCGGGATGACAGGGGAGGCGAGGGGGATCAGCCATCTGGCGGGATACGTCCTCCCCGGACCCAACAATATCCCCGTCATCGGGGATTTCCACCCCGCATTCCTGCGACGCGGCAAAGCTTCCCTCCAGGGCCTGTTCGCCCGCATCCTCAATCGCGCGGTGAACATCGCAGCAGGCAAGGATACCAACTGGCAATGGAACATCGACCCGAAGGAGAGCGCATATGGACTTGGATATCTCACCCACCCAAACCTGGACGACGTTGGGGGATTTATATCAAGAGTTGAATCAGATGGCGGAGCGCTTAGTTATGATATCGAGACTTCCGAGTCCGCCTCACTTGACGAAGATGCAAGAGATGGATTTCAAGACACAATTGTGCGTCTCGTACAATTCAGTCATGGGGGCCGCAGCATCGCTATCCCGTTCGAGCGAATCTTTATACCGGCTATACGGCGACTCCTGCATTCCCCGAACATAAAGTGTGGCCACAACGTCTGGCTCTTCGACAACAAAGTTCTCCGCGCGGCGGGGGAACGCGAAGGGCTCGACCTGAATCCGAGAGGAGTAATCCATGATACGCTTCAGATGTTTCATCACTGGCAGCCTGATCTTCCTGCTCATTTACAATTTTGCGCTCAGTTTGTCTCCTTCCCATTTCCATGGAAACATCTTGCGGGAACGGACATTGAGTTCTATGGGTGTTGCGATGTTGACGCTACTTTACGTCTTTACACTTTTCTGGAAGGATCGCTGAAAAAAGACGGCCTGTGGGGCGACCGCACCCTCGGCTACCTCGGCCAGCTCCACGCCGTGCGACCAGTCCTAGCCGCGATGGAGGAGCGGGGGATGCCGATTGATGACACCTCCCGGCTGGGCCTCGACGCGGAATTTGAAATCACCCAGAAGGAAGTAGGGGCTGAACTGGATAGCCTGTGCCCGGAGTCTGTACGTTCGGTCCACCCAAAGAACGGCTATAAGCGCGCGCCTAAAGAGCTGGACGGTCTGGTGCTGCGGACCTTCGATGATGCCGCGACGGATGACGCGGGGAATCCTTGTGTGATTAAGATTGAGCGATACTGCAAGCTGGAACCGTTTAATCCGAACTCCTCCCAGCAGTTAATCCGGTACATGAAAGCAATGAAGCACAAGATCCCCAAAGGTAAGATGGAGGACGACGATGGCAACAAAAAAGACACCACGGCGAAAAAGGAACTCCAGCGACTCGCACACAGGACGGGGGACAACTTCTACCTCCGCGTCATTGAGTATCGAGAACTTTCTAAAATGCGCGGAACTTACATCGACGGGTTTAAGCCCCACGCTGACGGAAAAGTCCATACTACGTTCACTTTTGACACCGGAACTGGTCAGCTTACCTCCCGGAATCCAAATATCCAAAATTTCCCTAAGCATGGACGGCTCGCCAAAGCCGTTCGCGGAATGGTCGCGGCCCCGGCGGGGGAAATCCTCGTCGAAGCCGACTTCAAAAGTTACCACGTCCTAACCACCGGCTTCGAAGCGGAAGACGCATCCTACATGCGAATGGCCCGCCTCGATATGCACAGTTTCGTAGCAGGATGTTTCCTTAACCTGTGGCAACCTAACGTGATGGAGGAATCCGACGATGCTCTCATGGACCGATTCCAATGGCTCAAAAGTGACGATCAACGTAAGCGGGTACGGGACAAGCAAGCGAAGCCCAGCATCCTCGGCATCGGATTTGGCATGGGCTATCGAAGACTTTATCAGGAAAATCTCGAACATTTTGACAGCGAAAAAACAGCCAAGAGATTTCACGATCTACTGCGCGGTATCTTCCCCAAGGTTTTCCAGTGGCAGGATCGTATCCGCCAGCAGGCCCACCGTGATCAGTTCCTCCGTTCCCGTTTCGGCCATCTTCGCCGGTTCTATGAAGTGTTCACCTGGAAAAACGGCGCGCTCGCCCCAGGGGACCAAGCGGAAGAAGCGGTAGCGTTTCTCCCCGCGAATCATGCGTTCGGGAATATCAGGGAGACGATGAAGGAGCTGCGCGCAAGGGGGCTGGATGAAAAATACGGCCTGTGTAACAACGTGCATGATTCCTTCGTGTATGTGTTTAAACAGTCACTATTGGAGGAGTTCATCTCCGAGGTGATCCCAGTGCTGCGTGCGCCCTCGCGTGTGCTGACGCATCCGATCCTCGCGCCCTCGGGCCTCACCGTGGACGTGGAAGCCTGTGCCGGCCCCACCTGGGCACAAATGTCCGACATTAAACTTTCCCCTGTAGTATTATCCTCATCCGGAGGCACACGATGACATTTCTTCAGAAGCTAGGCAAAGTACTGGCAACCATCGCCAACGTGGCTGCGGTCGCAGCGGGGATTGGCCCGATCCTACAGCCGTTTCTTGGGTCAGGCACGGCGTCGAAGATAGCAAGCACGGCGGTGAATGACCTCACCTCCATCGGACAGGTGGTATTACAAGCGGAAACATTAATCCAGGGCACAGGAACCGGTGCGACGAAGCTCTCCGCCGCCACGCCGCTTGTCGCGCAGATTGTACAAACCTCGGAACTCATCGCGGGGAAGAAAATCGCGAACGAAGCCCTGTTCATCCAAGGTAGCCAGAAGATCACCTCGGGCATGGCGGATATCCTGAACAGCCTCCACGCGGATAACGTGCCGAACCCGAGCCCCGCGCCGGCCCTGCAACCCTTGCCGACGCTGCCAACTCCCACCGTCCCGCCCGCAGCGCCTGCCGCGCCAACCGTATGACCGACGCGCAGCTACAGAACATCTTCGATCAAATCGGCCATTTCCTCGGGGCCTACTCCGTGGTGCTCACTATATTCATCTTCCACGTGCCCTACTGGCTGTACATCTCGGCTCTCGGAGTGACTATCTGGGCCATCGGGAAAGAGTTCTGGTATGACGAACATTACGAGGACGCAGCGGTTCGGGGATCAAGCCTCCTCGACTTCACGTTCTACATGGTCGGACTGGCAGCCGGAATTGCGGTGTGCCTGAAAGACTGATCGACAGAAACGCGGCAATCGAAATGGCCGAAGGAAGCCACGAATTGAGTTGCCAGACGAGCGAATCCGGGCGCATCGACAGGTGGAAGAAAGCATACTGCCATGCGCCCATCGCTATCCAGTACAGGCCGATAATCGGGGATTCCTCAACGAGAGACAAGCCAAGTGACAAAAGAAGGAACGAATAGCCGAAGGCTAGCCAGTTAAACCATATATTTGGCAATTGGTTAAAGGAAAAAACTACGCTGACAAAACCGCCTACAATTATTCGTCGCCTGAAGCTCGAAATATCGCAGGCGTAAAGCAGGGCAAAGACAAGTTGAAATATCCTTCCGGCGTACCACTCAAAGCCATACAGGTAGGAAGTGACGGGCACGACTAGGAGCAGAATGCCCTGCAAGGCCGAATGCAGCGCCGTGGCAGCGAGATAGCCGCGCAGGTATACATCTAGAGGCCGACGCAGGGCAAAGAGCGTCGTAAGGCCCACGAGGAAAGGTCCTATGGCGATCAAGTTGTGGGTTCGGGAGGTACAGCATAGTCTGCGATGATCGAAGCGCCGTACTGCTGGCCGACGACGAAGTATTGCAGGGTTTTGCCGGGGTGGTTCGGGTCGGGAATCTGTGTGCAGTATCTCGGCACGCGAATCGTCAGGCGCACGAGATCGTATTCATCACCTAAATCGACTACCGATTCGACTGCAAAGTTCGCTATGATGCCGGGGTTGGGTCCGCCCATAAGCACCTCCGCGCGAAACTGTACCACACAAAACTTCTTGACAGAGTAATTTGTTTGTGGATAATCACGGCATGACATAGATTACTGAATCTTACGTTTACGTTTTTATCCGCACCGATATTCCCATCGAGCATCAGATCGTTCAATCAAATCATGCTATTTTTCATCTAGCCCTTGATAATTCTGGTATCCAAGGAATTCCTAATATTGTTCTCATTGCTGTGCCAAATGTGAAAAGTCTAATGAAGGTGGAGCGCAAGTTGGTCGAGAATCAGATTACTCATTTCAGTTGGCATGAGCCTGATTTCGATTTGGGATTCACCGCGATTGCCACAGTTCCACTTGCAGGACAGATTCGAAGCGTTCTTGAGAATTATCGTCTTTACCCACGTTCCCGTAGCACAAGTGTATGTGCGTCGGTCTCTAAAGCCGAAGATGCAGGTATAAGCCCTGCCGGGAGCGCCATGCGGGGTGAGTGGTCGGCAGATCACTGCGCTTGAGTGCGACACCCCGCGCCAATTTCTTAGCACCTGTAGCTCAAAAGTTGAGCAGAGACCTCTAAGCTCTCAGGCTGTGGGTGCAAGTCCCACCAGGTGCTCCAATTTTCCCAAAAACAGTCAAGGCGGGACCGTTCGTCTCGGTCCCGAGGGGTCTGTGGTTTTCTTTCGAGGGTTGGGGTTTGCAGCTACGTCTTGGAAGGCAATTGTCGCACAACTTCGAGCACGTGGTCATTACTATTCCATATATTCACTCTTGCGAAACGGGGAAGGATAATGCAGCCTTCTGAGGCTTGGCCAGGGCGTTCGATACTGTCACCGTGAATGAGGAATTCGGAACGACCGTACATGATATTTTCCACACTTGGTAACAGGGGAAGCGCGAAAGGCCCGTGGGTAGGAGAGTCGATGGGATCTTCAATGTCATAAAGTCCAACCGGGATCGGTCCAACATTTCGGATGGTCTCTTCATTTGGATTGTTCTTTCCATCTCCCGCTCCTGAGTAGCCCGAGGCCATCAGCCCGCCAGTAGGGGTGATCAGCCTTCCGGTGGTCTGTTCCCATGTCCACATGCGACTTCCTCCATAACGCCACAAACACATTCAACGTGATCCAGCTGGAGAAGAACAGCAGCGCGAAGAACGCACCTAATATCAGATAGTATATGGTGACTGAGGGCTGGGGGCCGTCCATGGATTATCCTCCTGCGAGGAACTTGTGCCGCATCTCTTTTGCCAAGGCAAGCAGCGCATCCGTAGCCTGCTTCCTTTTTACCCATTCTGTAATATCCTGAACGGTAACACTTTCCCTCGGCACGTCAAGGAGTTTGTTTTTCATTTTGTGCAATATAACCATACAGGTGATGAACCCTCCCACAAAACACAACGGTGCGACCGCCGACCATAACAGTTCCTTCATCGTTCACTCTCCAATCGAGCAATCCGCTCGGAGAGCTGGGCATGTTTTTCGATGTACGCCTGGGTAAACTCCGCGTGATCCTTGGCGAACTCGAACATCTGCCGGCTATTATCCTCGACAATCTCCTTCAGCGCACCAAGATTCGCGAGGTCTTTTTTAATCTCCGCAATCGCCACGGCATCCGCGATGGCTTTCACGTGCCCGTTCCCGTTCCCCCCGTTCCCGCTGGATGGCTTGAAAAACTTACTCGCCCACTGCACCCCCAGCATAAACGCCGCGCCGATGGCCCCGATCACCCCGTCGTTGAAGGCTTCGCTCAAGGTTTCACGTCCGGCGGGATGGCCGGGGGAGGAATAGTAGAAGTCGTCTTGGTGATCGTTTCAGCTTGGGATACGCCGGGGGGAATGGAGGGTGGAGTCTCCGTCTGAGATGGATTCATCGTTTTCAATAGCGCGCCGAACGCCCCACCGAACGCGGATCCAGTCACGAATCCCAGCCCTGAGGTAATCACCGCCTGCGCCTTGTCGATCGGCCCCGGAGCCTCGGCCATGCCCATGACATGGTAGATAAACAACATCGCCGAGCGGAAGAATATCCACACGAAGAATCCCAGCAGCAGGATGTTCCCGCCCCTCGTGTTGATAATCTCCACGAACTCGCGAATCGTCCCGATGGACGGGATCCGATCGGAAAATATCAACAGCAGCAACAGGATGGTCAATATCCCGAGCCCGATCAGATCCCATTTATTCGCGAGATACAGCGACTCGCCTTCGTGCATCTGTAGCGCGCCGAAGAACATGAGCCTCTCCTAGACAGCAGGATGCGGAGCGGATTCCGTGAACTGAATCGTCGCTGCGACTGGCGGAGGCGGCGGCGGGGGAACGGTGAACGTAAAGTGAGATTGCGCGGTGATGCCCACGACTGGATCGGTGATGGTGATGAATCCGGATGAGCTGGCCGTCTGGGCCGCGTTCGCGACGAAAGTCCCGCTTCTCCCATCCGCGTTCACCGTGAGGATCCCGAGCGCCGGATCATTCACCGCGAATCCGAACGCCACGCTAGGCAGCGGGACCGCATTTCCACTTGCGTCCAGCTCCCCGGTTACCACAATGTCATACGCGCTTGCTGCTGGTGTCAGGTTAACCATGTTCTCTCCTTTTTGAATTACATTGCCGAATCTTGTGATGAATTGAATGGTTGCCGCGTGGTCATGGGGATGATGGGGATGGTGATGCCGCTCCCCCCGTCCCCGTCGATGCCAATGCAGTCCGAACATTTAAATCCCCTGAAAGTTCTGGCTCGTGCATCCCTTGGAATCACAGATAGTCACGACACCGTTCTGCACGGGGATGAGAATCGCATACGAGTACACGCCATTCGCGGTGGTCTGGCTACCCTGCTTCAGCACCTGCCCCTGCCCGCCGAAGATGGTGAATGCGGTAGCGGAGTTTGCGGGCGCGGTCCAATCCACCTGCAAGCGATCCTGCCCGTTCACGTTGTTGATCGCGATGTTGGTGATGGAAAGACCGGTTGGGGGCGGCGGAGTGTTCCCAGGGATCACCGCTGTCACTTTATTGGATGGGATGGATTCCCCCGTGCAGGCCCCAGTTGTCGGGCACACAGCCGTGACGTAATACTGGTATGTCGCACCCGCAGCCGCTGTGGAATCGGTGAAGGTGGTGATTGTTGCCGCGAGGCCCGTCCCCGCAGCGAGTTTCGTAAATGTCACCCCCGCATCGGAACTCCGATACACATTCTGGCTCACCACCGCCGTGGAGGTGCTGAGGGTCCATGACAGGCTCGCGGAATGGGATTGGGCAAACACAGGAAGGCTGAACAGTAACAGCAGGGGCAGGGCCAGCAGTCGTCTCATCGTCTCTCCTTTATCGTTTCCTACTACATAATTACCTGTAGAGTACCCTGATCTCTCCCGCGATACAATCCGGATTCTTGGACATCGTTACTTTCACGATAACATGCTTCCTGCCACCCGCAGGGCACCATCCCGTCGCAACTCCCACGATGCATGGGGATGGCGGACCACGGATTGGACTGGCGTTCCGAAATCAGAACACTCATCCGATGGGCCTCCAGCCGAAGCTGCCCCAATGTCCCGCTGCGTTGGGATAACGTGGGCGGCGCAACCGCGATATCCTTCCACGCCGCCTGCACCGCGCCCTCCTTCCACATCGCTTCCACCCATTCTTCCGCGTCCAGTTCTCGCTCATCCGCGAGCCACACGGGCGTCCAGCCTTTGAATCCCGTGCCATCTTTATGTAGGAAGCGGATACGATGTGCGTTCCGCAGGGTGGGATGCCTCCAGCCCCTTGCCCATGGACTCGCGCGACGGCCATTCCGCGTCTGACCGGTTTCAATCACATGCAGCGTGAGGGGGAGTCCTGTCACCGCTTGATCGCCGATTGTGTACCATCCATGCAACTCGCGAGACAGTGCCGCGTCATCCCATCTATCCACTGTGATGATCCTGTGCAGCATCACCCCATCCGTAAACGCGAGTGGCTGATACTCCACCGTGGAGGATAACTGGACTGTCGGGGATTCCGCCAGCACCGGCAGTTCCATCCGCTTCGCCGCACGCAGAATCGTCTGAATCATCGCCACGTGATCCTTGGCTATCTCATACGGCTTCGCCCCGCGTGGGGTGTCCATCCCAGGATTCGCCGCAGCTTGCAGGAATTCCGCTTTCATTCCCTCCGCCACCTCCCCTGCGTCCTTGCCCTGTGTGATCGCGAGAATCCCCCGCCGGAGACACGAATCCAGCATCTGCTTCGGCCTCAACTTCAATATTTCCCAATCGGTGGATAATAACGTCTTGCGGGGACAACTTTGATAATCCGTGAGGGTGGACGCTGTGAGGATCACAGCGAAAACTCTTCTCCTGTTTTGGTGTTTATCCTGACCATTCTTTCCCCCGGATTCAGTCTTGCAACGCCGGGGTCATTTCCCACCCAGGGAATCCTCTTCCCCCCTCGCGTCACGCGGAAGTATTTAACCCCTCCCGCCTTCTCTGCCGCGATGCGCTGGTTGGATTCAAATGATGCATCGGATTCTCCGCTTCCGCCTGTGGTGACGGGGGAGGGCTCAGGCGGCGGTTCCATTCCCCGGATGGCAATCTGCTCGTTTGTCGGGCGGAGGGAAGTCCCCCTGCCCGCGTAAATCTTCCCCGCCTTCTGCGCGGATTGCTCAATCCCGGTTTCAGGTGTGTAATACTTCTGCACCTGTTTCAAAAGCAATTCCTCTTCCTTGGGGGATAATGGCGCGCCTCTTGCTGCGCGTTCCGCCACATCCCTCCCCACCTTCTGCGCGAGGGTGGAATCCTCCGTTAGCACCGATGCGATTTCCGGAGTGGATTTCCCCAGCACGGTGGCGATCTTGGAGATCAATGGCCCTGTCATCTTGTTCAATACTTCCGGCGCGAGCAGCCCTGCCACCCCGCCGATCACCTGTCCCGGCCATTTTGGTAATCCAGCTTCCGCCGACATCCTCCCGCCATATGTGGCCCCGGTCAGCGCACTCGCCCCGCGCGCAACGCCGCTTGCGATCGCTCCGGGTAGCATCACCTCCGGACCAACGGCCAGTGCGGCGGATGGTCCCGCCACTTTCGCCACATCAAATGGGATATCCCGGCTGGCGCGTTCCTTCGCGGGGAGCGCGACGGATTGCGGGCCGGCATACTTGGACGATGTTCCCGGCATGGCAGGGCGGGTCAGCGGGCTGGAAGGCGGTGGTGCGCTGGTCGGCGCGCCTGCTTGTTTCGCGGCGGCTTGTGTCTGTTGCGTGAGATCCCCGCCCTCTGGGGGCTCAATACTATATTGGCTATCCGGGGGCTCTATTGTGTACTGGGATTGGCCCATGCGCCCCCCTTGCTCACGGCGATTACCTTATCCCCGGATTTCAACTTATGCCCATCCTGTTTTGGCGCGGGGGGTGCGTCCTTCGGAGCCGTCCACGCCTCTCCCCCTGTATTTTTCCCCGGCTTCGTGCCAATCTGCGTATGCACCGCATCCAGCTCATCATCCAAGGAATCTTTCCTGTTCTTCATATCCTGCTTCAATATCTTGCTTGCAGCCAGCACGTTGGATAGCGTCGCCCCTGGCCCAATCAGCGCACCCACCTCCCCACGTTGCTGATCACTGAGCACCCCTGTCATATTCGGATTTGCCAGCACACGGGAGATTTCGGTCAGAGCCACGTTACGTGCGGTGTTGTAAGCCACTACCTCATCACTCCCCAGCCCGCCAGCTTCCACTTCCCGTAATGGCTTATTCACCCAAGGAGATCCTTTATCCACCACCGCTTCGGCCGTCTTTTCAAATAATTCCAGATTCTTCAACGCGGTGTTTTCAAATGCCCCGACCGCTCCGCGCTGGACCTGCAATCCAGTGAGTTCTCGCGTGAGAGCGGTCAGAGCCGCCTTTCCAGAAACAATCTGATCTCCAGTTCCTGTGGATGGTTTTCCCTTCCCAGCGGCAATCTGCCCCACGCGGTTGATGATCTTAATACGCGCGTTTGCCCCGCCGAGTCCGAGATTCGGCAACGCACCGCCCTTCATCACCACATCTGCGAACGCATTCACCGCATCATCGCTGATATCCGCGTCCTTTGGCTTGGCCGCAGCTTTTCGCATATCATCTATCGCGGATTTCGCGTTGTCGTAATCTTTCTGTGTGGCATCCGGCCCTAGCATCATATACGGCGGGAGATCTTTCCCCCCGTTTAACGCGGTTAGCGTTTGATTTAGATTCTGCGCGCGTTCTGTGCCGAGCGGTTTCGTCGCAGCGGATTTTCCCGCGCCCTTTTCCGCCAGATGTACGTCGATTTCCGTGGTAGTCGGTACACGTCCATGTTCACTTTTAAACGCGTCCTGCCATGCGGAAAATTCCGTGGCTGGTGGCTTGGCTTGCGCGACGGCAATCTGACGCTTTTGCTCGATATCCGATTCCGCCTGCTTCTGCTTCAACGCAGCCCTCTGCTGTAACTGCGCCCTCTCCGCAGGCACCCCCGCCATCACATCCGTCGCATCCGGCTTCGGGGGCGGGGGGACCGCAGGATTTCCGTTCCCTGCCGCAGCGTCAGGAGTGGCTGCGGGTGCGGCAGGAGCCGGCGGTCCTTGCATGGGTGAGGACTGAGCGGGGCTGCTGGAAGATTGGGATGGTGATCCAGTCGGGGAAGGCGGTGGGGGGACCGCGCCATTCTGCCCCCCACCCTGCGATGCGACATGATGCTCCGCGATCGCGATGCGCTGCTGGGCGTTTGCTTTCGCGTCCTTGTCACCCAGTGCTTTTAGATAGTTATCCTTCACCAAACTGTATTCCTGCTGAATCCTGTCATGGTCAGGATCATTCGGATCACTAAACGCGGGATGGGATAATTTCTCCACCATCGCATCGTGATACATCTTCGCTTCGGTCAATCGCTTCTGATGAGCACGACCCAGCGCATCGGAAATCGACCCGAGCGCGCCGCCATTTGATATCGCGCCGAGGAATCCGCCGATTTTATCCCCAGTGGATTTCTGCACATCTGGGACTGCATTCCCCGGATCAGGGGGAGGAGTCAATACTGTCGGTGTACCGCCCATTTAATTCTCCTGTTCCTAACCGAACCCGAAGATATCCTTGATAATCTGCTGCTGCTCTTGGCCTGATTGTTGTCTCGCCTGCGTGGCGATGCTCCCAGCCGTGCCGCTGGCATACGCGGCATTGTTCAGCAGACTATTCGCCGCACTGAGTTGCCCGAGGCCCACCTGTGCCTGCTCCCCGCCGACTCCTGCCTCTTCCTTCGCAGCTCCGCCCTGCGCACCAAACAACGCATTATCCACCTGTGCCATCTGCGCATCTTTCTGTGTCTGATTCGTGCTGGCGACTCCGCCCCCACGCGCGGTGCCCATACTTGATTGCTGCCGCCTCGCGGCATCCCCCTGACTCTGAACCGCATTCGACACGGGTGCCGCCGCTTGTGTCATCGCTTGGCGATTCCCGCTGGCAATCTTGGAGAAATAATTCCCCGCCATGCCCAATGCAGACTGCCCCTGTCCCACAGAAGCGTTCCCCGCGCCGGTTTCCTTCTGCCCCGTGCTGAAGCCGAAGTTGAACAGGTTATTTAAATTTCCAATGGCCTGATTCTGCTGGCCACTATTCTTCCCGCCGATGCCCATGAACCCGTTCATTCGGCCTCCTTACTTCGCCACATACACAGGCTGTGTCTCCCGTACCATTCCCCTCGCCTCTGCCATCTTCGCGATAATATCATTCGACGCAACTAGCATCCATCCTCTGGCTTGAATCTCAATCATAAAACTCAGCATACGATCCGCGAGTTCATTCGCGACTTCCGTCCCGCGTTGTGACGGCCTGACCCACAACGGCTCCGTATGCGGAACCAGCTGCATCACAATAAATCCCAGCAACTCATTGTGTTCATCCTCTGCGACCAGCACACGCGAGGTGGGACGATTCAACGACATCCACCCGCGCGCGACCAGTATATCCTCGAACCGATTCCATTCCTCATCCGTCGCAGTAGGCCCATCAATCCACCTATAATTCACTTCGCTCATTGTACCGATGCTCCTTTCGCCAGCGTCACGCCGGAGGGGAGAATGAAGCCTGTAGTCCCTGGACTTGCTGAAACAGGCAAGACGGCAAGAAACAAATCATCCCTGCAATTCGAGCCAATCGTGCAGGAATTGGCAGGAGCGGAAGTGCCGAGCATTCCATCCCAGTCCGTACTCCAGATAAAATATTTTCCATCTGCGGAAATCGCGCCAATTCCAAACTGTGCCCCAAAATCAACAGCCTGTCCGGTGATGTAGCTATGCGCGAATCGGTAGGCCACACCGCTTCCATCGAGTCGCACGCCTATAATTTCGTTGTCCCATGCTTCGGCTGGCGCAAAAGTTCCGTTGTAGAGGCTCCAAAGCACAGGCAATGTGTCAGCGGAATTTCCATTGCTGAATCCTGCGTGGCCGTCTTCGGAAAAGGCTCCCGGATAGTGTCCTGCAAGAACGTCCGTTCCCGATTGATCGTTACTGCTGAATGGCCGGAACTGAAATCCGCTGCAAAGATTCATGGTGGAAGTCTGGCCGATAGTGTTGTGACCACAGCCAAGCGTGCCATCGTTAATAATGCGATTTACGGTTAATCCGGTGATGTCCCAGATATAAGTGCTTGTGTTGACCGTGCAGCCGCCAGGTGAAGCTGTGCAAGTATTCTGCGTAACCTTAACGACATGCCCATTCTTGCTTAGGCGAACATTATGAAGATAAAAACGGTCCGTGATATTGATGGAGCCGGTCGGATAAGCGAGAGCGCCCATTGCGCCGGTCACTGCGCCGGTGGCTGTATTCCATACGCGACAGCCGTTGGTTCGATTCCAGACCACAACCCAGACCGCCCCGGTTGAGCCCTGCCCTGCTGTCGTGCTGCCAAGAACAGCGAACGTCTGATCGTCTGAACTTACGTTTACATCATCCACGTAAGTGCCATAGCCGACGCCTGCCAGCGCTCCAGCGCATGTGGAAAGGTCGATCAGGACAGATGCTTTTCCGTTGCCTGAGGTGGGCATGGTGGTTGCGCTTGTGAAATCGTATTGGCAAATAGATTGATTGCCAGAGGCGTTGAAACTCTCCACATAGGCAATCTTCGGCTGAGTGAAACTGAATTCGGGAGTGGTGGTGATGAAGGTTGCTCCGGCCGCGCACCCTCCAAGCATTCCATCGCCGTTTGGACCCTGCCCTGGATAGCGCGTGGTAATGGAATTTGCGCCATTCGCAAAAGAGGCGGGCAAATTGATGACAATTGGAACGCTTCCCCCTGTACAAGCAAACGTCATGGTGTCATCAGAACTGAACATGTTAATTTCCGCAGAGCCGCCACAATCCGCGCCGTAGCTGTGCTGGCTGCCTCCGGCGCTATTATCGGTCAGCCTGCATGTCAGGATGTTGAAATCGGTTGGCGTGAAGCAGTAGCCTTGTCCCGAAGCGTTGCCTCCCCCAGAACATCCCCCTGAAGAGGGGCAAGGAATCGTGCCAGGGTAAGGCTGATTCGTCAGATCGGTACGGGCGGTATATCCCTGCCCGTGTGCGGGAACCACACAGAAGGCGAACAATCCAATGAGCGCGATTAGAATGAATATCCGCATTAGTCTGTTTTTGTTGGACCCGCTACCGTAGATGGACCGGCAATTTTGCTGGCAGCCGCACCCGCAGCGCCAGCCAGCCAGGAATCTATATTTGTGTATTGATAGGCCGAAGTCGTTCCAATGGCTCCCGCGCCGCTCGTCGCGCCTGAAGCTGTGGAGTTGTCAGCGAAGAAAAGAGCTCCACCAAGAGATGCAAAGTTTGCCTGAGATTCAATCGCATACCCGCTGGCCGTTGCGGTATATGTGGTTCCTCCTGTCGTTCCCTGATAGCCAAAAACAGTAACCAGCGCCCCGGCTGTCGGTGTGATGGATGCGGAGGTCCAGTTGCTTGATGACCCGGCGTCCTGAAGAGTCGTTCCCTTATCGTGACAGGAAGAGGTAGCGTTCCCCGAATATTCCAAGAAAGTAATTGCGATGTTGGCATCGGATGCTGAATCGGTGGCATTGATGCCCGTGGTTCCCGCAGCAGAATTGCAGGTATAGAAAATTCCAGCGTTGACTCCGTGAGAGCCGTCCTGACATTGAGAACACAACGTTACCCAAGTCTGCGCTGTTCCGGTCGTGGTTGGCGTATTGTGCGTGGTAGCTCCGCCACTAGCTCCATTCACCATTACAATTAAAAGGTGCCCTGCGCCAGTAGAAGTGACCGTCTTGGTCGCAAGGGTGGTGTTAGGAGTTGGAGATTGAATTTTCGTCCATTGCGCTTCTGAAGGAACGGCGCATAGCAGCAATCCCGCGAGTGGAAGGATGCGCTTTAGAAGCCGATGCATATATACCTCAGATGATCCGTGTTGACGCCGCCCGTTTCCGCGATGGTCACGGACGCTGCGGCGTAGGTGTTGAATGTTACAACCCCCGCTGCGGTGGTGAGGTCGCTCCCCGTGCAGGAGTAGTCAGCGGCGGCGGTGAATGGCAGGGAGGTGATGGACTGCGAGGTGGCGGTGTTCAGCGCCACGTCCCCAAATATGATGAAGGGATTGATTTCGCGAGTCTTCACGCAGGCTTGGGACGCGCCTGAGGTCGCCCCGCAGAACTGCACGATAGCGTCCCCGACGATATCCGCCGTGCCGTTGTTGTTGATCATTTTGAGCTGATGGGCGGTAGCATCCCCGTAGAGGGCATCCACAGAAGCCGCGCCCGTTGGAGCCGTTCCTTCTCCAAAGCAATGTGCGCCAGCGGTGCCGATCGTGCAGGTGGGAGGGGAGGTGCCAGTGGAAACCGCTCCAGTGGTTACCAGATTCTCTGACGTGCTTACCGTCGTCCCGTTGTCTGTGATGCTGGAGTTTGTGGGAGCAGCCCCCGCGCCGCCACCTTTAATCAGAATATTCGCGTTCATTATCCCAGAGGAGGATTCCTGCGTGGTGGAATTGAAGTACGGCATTCCGCCGGAGGTGACGGTGCCCGATACGGTGAGAGGAAAATTCGCCCCTCCGCATAACACTTCCGCCGCGCCGTTCAGTGAGCACAGAAAAGTATGCTGGGTCGAATCCGCGCGCATGTAGTCGAATCCAGCGGTGGGCGTCCATCCTGTGCTGGTGGCTTCCGTTCCACACAACCCACCCGTGGCGGTGGAGCCTGCGGGAGTGCAGCCGCTTCCCGTGCTGACGCTGCCGGTGGTGGTGATGGGCTCGGTGACGCTGACGGTGGTTCCGTTATCCGTGATGGAGGATTGTTGGGTGATGGTCGTCGCCGTCGTGCCCTTGGGGATTACATTATTCGCTTGGCCGGATACCGTGCCCGATCCCGTCCCGCTGCCTCCGCCTCCGTTTATGTTGGATTGTCCCCATAAAGCCCCGGCTACCAACATCATCGGGATGATAAGTAATATGCGTTTCATAATCCCTCACTGAATGATAAGCGTGACTTGGGCGCAGTCGTTCGCGTTGTCTGCGTCGATGAAATACTCGTATGCGTTAAACACGTTTCGATTCAGCGCCGCGCTGCCGAGGGAGAAGGTCTGCCCCGGCGCGAGGATCACCACGATCGCGCCAGTGTCCGAGCGGTTCTGCGTCCCCGTGCCGCCCTTTTTAATAATATAAATGTTCCCCGTGTTGTTCACCGCAGGGGAGCCTTTGAATGCTTGGAATAGTATCTGCTGCGCGCGGTTTGTGTATTCCGCGCCGGGGACTCCCGCAGCGGAGGGATTGGCCGTTTCCGGCGCATCGCGGTTCGTGGAATCCACGAGGGACATGATGTTGACGGGCGTCCCAGGGGAGGTGACGACGATCTGCCCTAGTGGCCAGATCGGACCTTGTTTGTCTTGCATCACGCTTGCCATCTCTCACACTCCTATTGGAACGAAAAGTTACCTGTCGCCTTGTTATACTTTAAAGTGGCCCCATTCGCGAGAGAATTCGTGTCAACCGGTGCGACATTGAGGCCTAGCAACTTTGTGTTCGCGGGGCCGTTCACCTCAGCGGGCGTGGACGCTGCCACTTTGGATTGCAGCGCGGCGTGGCTGGCCTGTAATGCGGAATGCTGATCCTGAAGCGAATACAGCTGATCCAGCACCTGCTTCATCGCGCGCTGCGTCGTGGCGGGATCCTTTAACTGGTCCGCGCTTGGATACCATCTAGATTGGGGATGGCTCGACATCTTCGCCTCCGAACCTCTGGACAGTGAGATAGTTATCCTGCCTCCCCCACGCGCCCACGTAAATATCACAATCATTCGAGAAGATCTGAAACGGCAGGGTGCTGGACATGGAAAATGTGTATAGCTGGCCCTTGTTGGCGGACAGGCGGAACAGTGCTTTCGCCAGCGATCCTCCAGTTGCGGGTAGGAAAATCTGCGCGGGAGACTGCCCGTCGTAGCACACACAAGTAAGTTGCACCGGCGCGAGCGCAACATAAGCAATCCCTACCCATGGCACATGCATATACCCTTCAATCCCGTAGCTGGTGCCGAAAGTGCTCCATGCGATCGCGCGAACCGGCTGGATGTCATAGCTGGGTTGCCAGGAGTACAATTTCGTCGGCACGATTTGCGTTGTGAAATCATCCAGCCACGTGGCCAGCATCCCCATAAAATCGCTGATCACCACCCCGCCAACACTGACTGGAGTGCGGACCCGCGTGGGAGAGGTGGGGATGATGGTTGCAGGTGCCACTGCCGCGCCGATGGATACTGGAGTGACGGTGAGACCGGGGGTTGCCACGTCCGCGCTGCTGGGCAGGCAATCCACGAAGAAATCCCCCCATTGCTTCGGCGCGCGGATGTCCCCGCCGTCGAATTCATTCGTCGCGAGGGCACAGGAGATAGGGGTGGAGTTGTAATCGTTGGATAGCGCCTGCTGCTTCGCGAGGAGGATGGAGTGCGCGGGGGGCAGTCCACCCACAATTAGACTGAACGCCAAGAGGAGCACCTTTGAGTCGGACTGCGGCTCCTGCTCCACGTGATAAGCTGCGGTGGCGGGGGTGGGATACTGGTCCACGCACCATGCGCCACGTCGGATGTCGAGGGTCAGCATGCGATAGGTGCTCGTGGAATCCTGATAGATGAAGTATAAGTATCCGAGGGAATAGGTCAGACGGAAGGTGTTCGCGCGAGTGTAGTCCGGCGCGAAGATGGTAATCCCGCCGTAGGTGTGATTCTCCCCGGCGATCCCTTCATGCGGGAACAATTTATACATATCCCCTGTGAGATTCCCCTGAGATGAGGACTGAATGCTATCCTTCGCCACCCAGAAGAGGGATTTCCCGTCTGTGCAGTGGCCGAATGGTGCCGCGAGCCCCCGGTCGAACGGTTGCTGCACCACGGAATACCGTTGTGCCGTGTCTTGCGGCTGCGGGTACAGTGCCCACCAGCGTTCTGGTGAGGCGACATAGGATAATCCGTCGATTGTTTCCCCGCCCAGTAACGGTTCGCTCGGCTGACTGATTTCCTGATTATATGTATCCGGGGCGGAATCCGGCGCGTAGTTCTTTGAGAAATATAATGATCCGGGCCGCAGCTGATCCCCGCACGCGAACACCGTCCCATTCGCATCCGGCCCCCACATAAACGGGAGGAACTGCCTCGCAAGCGCGGGCTCTTGGATGATGTAAGGGATGTTTGTTCCAGCGCCGGCATTCTCGACAAATTGCAGAAGGTATGTGTTCCCTGAAATCAGCGTGGGTCTGGCCCACAGCGTGTATGCGTTCGACCCGCCCAGTTCAACCAGTGTTCCGGGGAGATAGCCGATGATATCCGGGTCCGTGCTGACCACTGTAGCTAATGTCCCGTTCACGATAGATGCGGTGCCGATATTCGGGACATCCACGCTTGGCCATGGCTCAAAGTTGTCGAAGTCCAGCGCATCCCCGGCCTGCGCGGCGGCATCGTCGAAGTTGTCGAGGAACTGGCTGCTGGCGGAAGGGGTGGAGCCGATGAACCGCCATTCCGTGACCGTTCCGCCATACCGGAAGATATCCCAAGTGTCGATTTGCGGGTCATACAGCGCGGAGGGAAGGTATACGTTCACGAAATGTCTGCGCGGGTTGACGCCGTATCGCGTGGCCGGGGAGGGATTCCCTACCACTCCAGTAGATCGGGATCGTGGCCGCACGCGATACAGGTAAGGTGCCCCCTGATCCCCTACATCCGGCTGGAATCCTCCAATCACCACGGGGAGGTCCGTCGCCACGTTGATCGTCCCGCTCGCGTTCCATAGGAATTGTATCTTGGTGAGAGTTTGAAGGGACTTCGTCTGGTCATTCCCCACGCGCACGAGCGAACTGATGGGGAATACAATCTGCGTCCATTGGCCAGTTCCAGGGGATAGTTGCGCGCCGCTGGTTAGATCAAAATACCCCGCCTGTGCGTTGATCGCGGCAGTCTCGGAATCAATCTGCGATCGCTGGGACACTGTTTGCGCTGCGGCGAGCTGCGTGGATGTGTTGGCGATGGCCGTGGCGATATCCGATGGCCGGATGGTGTAATAGAAAAAGTTCTGCGTGAAGCTCGCATCCCCGACATCAAGGAGAAATTTCACCTCAGTCAGATTAACCAGCGTGTCGATATTGATCCCAATGGAGATGTAATCATCTGGCTGGAAGGACACGCCAGATAGATTAAACGGATTCGGGGAGATGCTGGTGGAAGTGGCGGTGCCCTGCCCCGTGGTCACCTGATACGTGGAATCCACAGCTACGATGGAGTTTGTGGGTGCGGGGGGAGTGATACCCGCGCCGGGGACGGTGTAAAATATTTGTAAATTCATCCAGTCTATGAATGCTTCGGTGGGTTGAATCGCGGTGGCCTGCACTCCCAGCCCGAATCCGAATCCCGCAGAATTCACGATAGCGGGGGTCAGTGCCAGTCCCCACGTATCCGCCTGCCCTCCCCATAACGCCGGGGCGACCGTTCCCGTCCACACGGGCGTGAATATCCCTTCTGTGTTGCCCGTGAGCGCGTTGCCGATTACCAGCCGCACGCCGAAGGTGAACACGCCATTAACTGGAGTGGATTTCACATACGCCGTGGCCAGCACGCCGAGAATCACCGCGCCTGCGGGGATGGCAAAGTTGAAATTAGTCGCGACGATGTAATCGGAATTACTCAGCACCGCCGGATTGGGGATCGTGCAGGTGGCGAAATTCCCATCCAGCGTGAAGATGTTGTTTGGATTCACCCATGGATTAGCCGCGAGGGAAATGGTAGACGCGATGGACGGGGAGCCAATGGAGGATTGCTGCTGGATGGGAGCTTCGGGGATCACTGCGATGGCGGGGACGGTGGTCAGCACCTCCGCTGTTGTATGATTGGACACAGTGGAGGTTTCGATGGAGATTGTATTGTTCGGGCCGCTCGTGACGCTCCAGACGTAACATGTTTCCGTGCCGATTTTGATGAGTGCCCCCCGGCGGAGGCTGGCGAGCGCGGTCGGGCCGTAGATGGACCCTTCCCCCTCGAAGGAGATATTCGCGGGGACGACCACACACCGTCCCGTGTTCCCAGAGAAGTAATATATCCCTTGAATGGTGATATTTGCGGGCAGCGCGGCGAACACATCCACCACGATGAATATCGTGGATCCGATGGTCACGGACATGAGTTTCTGATATCCCACGGATGTGCCGACCTGCACGCTCCAGAGGGAGTCCGTGGTGGGGTCTTGTAGCACCGTGCCTGCGGTGTCCGATACGCGATTCCCGGCGGAGATCACCCCCGCCGTCCCCGCAGCGACGTAGGATGGCGTGGCGGTGATAATGGAGGAATTCCCGCCAATCGCCGCGTTGGGGGCGGTTTGCGGCTCGGCAATGCCCGCTTTGGCTTGCGTCACCTGATTAAACGTGTTCGGGGAGGAGAATTTCTGGTAGTCGAATCCATTTGCCACATACATCCACGGGGCAGGGGATGCGCCGGGGCGGAACGGGATAAGGGATGCGCCGAAGGTGTTCGCTCCGCCCGCGAGCGTGCCCACAAGGCTCCCGTTATCCAGCCACACGTTGGAGTTGGAGTCGAAGATTAGGGTGCGGGCGATATCCCCTCCCAGAGATGCATACGCGCGCATGTCGAGGGCGGAATAGGCGGAATGGGAAGAGCCCAGTTCAGCGAGGGTGGATGTCCCTGGCCGAGTCTGCACGGTGGTATCTGAGTATGCGCGAACGTTCTGGGCGACGGCATATTTCCCCGGCGGGAGGGTATCCGCGCGCTCGGAGATTTTCATCCCATCAAACTTGAACGGGAATCCGGAGGGATCGCGTTTGAAATCGTTGGTCATCCGCCGCCCCCGCCGCCTCGCGCATCCTCACCATCAGGAGACATCACAGGGTTCATGTCACGCTCGCGGGAGGCGAGGCCACCCAGCATGGAAGTGTACTCCCCCATCTCCGCCAGCTTGGCATTGTACACGCCGCATTGCGTCATAAATCGCGTCAGCAGATTCCCTGTGCGGGAGAACTCCTGTCCGCCCTGCTTAAACGCCGCGAGATGCTGCGTGTAGTCGATAATCGCGTCCAGATCATCGCGGGAGCAGGGGAAAGGGTCGGTGTCCACAACTGGGAATGGGGCGTTCTGTACCACAGTGGCGGTCATGGAAAATGGCCCCGCGCTTGGCGGTCGGAACGCGATGAGATTCATCCCTGCGTAGTAGCACGCGCGGGGGGATCCCTGTGCTTCCGCCTGCCAATTATTGTTGTACTGATCCGCCGCGCGCACGGAATCAATCAGCAATGGCGTGTTATCGAGGCGCATGGCGAGGAGCGCGGGCGCGGCGGCGAGGGCGGCAACCCCCATCCGGTAGCGTTTCTCACAGTATTCCGCGCGGGGGGTGTCCTTTGCGAGTGACTCACGGGACAGTAAATCCGCGAGGGCTCCCCACACGAGGATGTGTACCCAGTCGTCGGGGATGGACAGCGTGAGGGCGGGCGTGGAGGTAGTGAGGGCCGGCCCCGCGCTGGTGGTCAGGATGTCGTAATTCCCCGCGAATGCAGGGGGGATGTCCGTGTCGAAGCTGATGGGTGGTTGCGTGGAGAGTAAATATGCGAACGGCATGCCTGCGGGGGCTTGGAGATAAGTTGAATTGTAGGATTCCTCGCCCCATGTGTCCTCCTGCCACATCGGGGAGGCGTGCTGCGTGGGGAACAGCGTGGAGGGGATGTAGGCCATTCTCCGCACGTCGATGATGGAATCGGCGAGTTGAATCCGCCCCGCCACCGCAGGAACGAGGGATTGCGTCTGCGTGCAGCCAGTCAGTGAGAGTAATTCATCCCGTCGGCGTGCAATCGCTTGAATCAGATCATCCAGGGTGAATTGCAGGGAGCCAATCCATGGGTCAAACGTCCCGCCTGTCACCGTGCTGGCAGGCTCCAGCAGCATGTAATCCAGTAGCGTGACGACATAGCTGAGAGGAACAGTGACGGGCCGAAGCGTGTTCGGGAAGGTTGTGAGGTCGTACCACACCTGAGCTTGGACGAGATTGAATGTGAAATCCCCCCGCCAGAATCCCGTCAGCGCGTTGAACGTCCGCAGAGCTTCCGTGAGATAGATATTCAGTTCCGGCGCGGACCAGAACACCTGCGCGGGGTCGAACAGGCGGTTTGCGACCTCCTGCCGAACCGCGCCAAGCGTGGTGTAATTGTACACACTCACCAGCGTTTCCCTGAAAGGACGCGACTAATGACATCCGGGCCAACTCCAAACATAGCCCCAATTTGCCGTTGATCACAAAAATCCCATCGCATTTTGCGTATAAAGTATACCGCTGATGGATTTAGTTTGGTGGTACATCGGTTCCTTGCCTGCTGCTGACGAGTGGCCCATCGACAGTTTTCGGGTGAATAATCTCCGGAGCCATCAATACGATCAAGGGATAATCCTTCAGCTGGTTCTCCCATATCCGCCAAAAAATTCTCTGGACTGTTCAGCCAGCGTTCACACACCTTTATCCCTTTATCTATATAATAGCGTTTTGCATGCCCCCCAAAAGACTTTGGATTGTAACAGCGAGACTTCATGCTTCTCCATACTCCATACCAGCGAGTTTGGATACGCTGACGACCCGGACTATCTGGATTGTATTTGTGTTTGGCCAAGTGGAATCCTATTCAGAGTCTGGTCGTCCCGTGCCAATCCCCGATCGCAGTTGCCGTTTAAATTCCGCGCTGCGGTCATCCGCAATCCCCCCGCGCTCACAATCCTCCATTTCATCCATCGAGTTATCGCAGTGGATGCGTGGGGACATCATCGGTCGCTGCCCCGCGATTTCGCTGGGATACGTCACATCCCGAACAGGTGATCCTGTGTTTCCCGGTCGATAGGCCATTTTGTCCTCCTAGACTTGAATAAACCCATGTTTAACTAGTAATTTCGTCGCCTCGATCGCGTGGATGGCTTCCTTACCCTTCGCTGGATAGATGCTGAATTTCATCAGCAGCATATAGGAATAATATTTCACAGTGCGCAGCTCTATCCCCATTCGCTCGGCCACTACTTTTATTGGCAGCGCCTGCCCGTAGCGCAATTGGATAAACTCCAACTCCCTTGGGCCGAATTTCACAGTTACTGCCGCTGTCGGGCCTTCAGACAGTCTTGGCTGGGAGTCAATGGATCGCGGCTGGCTCATTGAATGCTCACCACACGAAAGTTAGTGGGCGGATTGGGCGCGGGCTGATTCCCCGCGAACTGAAATGCGCCGGAGGCCCAAGCTCCCGTGGTGGGGCGTGCGATGGGAGTTCCCGTGCATACCGCCTGTACCACCCCGCTGACGGTTTGTTCGGAACAGATGAGAGATGCGTCCACTGTGGGGAATCCCGCTGGCCAGATGGAGGTTAGATTCGCCCCGAATCCCACGCTGGCGGACGTGGCGAGGGTGGGGGAAAACGGTCGCGTCTGGGAGGATGTGTATCCTGCGGCGGTGGCAGCGGAATCTGTCATGCCGAGATTATTCCCAATCACCGCTGCGGGGGTGGAATTGGGCGAGCCGGAACCCGCGTTCCCGGCGGAATTGATGCATAGGTTGTTGCGGGATTGAAATGCCCCCGACCATGTGTATCCGTGATTTGCGTCGTTGACGCAATCTCCCCAGTCCACGATCGTGTTGTTCCAGTAGTAAAACGCGACGGGAGTCTCGGATTGCGGCACCTGCGGGCCGTTCGCGCCGACTTGAAGCAGCCCGTACCAGCTGTTGTTCCAGACGTAATCCGTTTCGCCGGGGTTGCCAATTTGCAGCCCCTCCCCTGCCCAATAGTCATGGAAACGGTTGTCGTGGATGTAATACGTCCCGTTGATGACACTCACGCTTTCCAGCACGTTTTCATGCACGGTGGCATCGGGGGAGTTGCCGTTTTTTGTCACTTCATTCCAGCCGATTTCGCCGGGGAAGATTGGTTTGATCGCGTTGGACATGCACTTGAAGATGGAATGGGTGATGTTCACGAAGTCAATCGCGCCGCCGGGGAGATTGGTCGGGCCGGGGTGTGTGGCGCAGTTATCCGCTACGTTGTAATCCACAAAACAATGCGGGCAGCTGGGAGTCCCGTCCACCTCGATGGCAATATCCACGTCTCCGAAGGTGTTGGCTTGATACGCATGCATTGACCATGAGCTTTCGTACGAATGGCTGACGATGACGAAATCCACGCTATGCGCCGCCCACCAGCCGTTGGAACCGTAGCAGGTGTTCTGCGCGTCGTTTGCCCAGTAGAGATTCCTCATCTCGATCCAGCTGACGGTGACGTTGGAGGCGTGGAAGGCCATGAAAAAATTTCCGTCATTACCCACGCAGCCGGTGGCTTGTCCGCCGGTGCCGTTAATTTCCATCGGCGTTGAGGATGCGGCGGAGGTGTGCGCGTCGAAAATAGGGCGATTCCATCCGGAAGGGCAGGCGGTGGTATTGAACCAGGTCTGGTCGATGGTGATGATGACGGGATTGCCGGATGCGCCGCCGTGAGTGATGGCGAGGGGGAAGGAGGCGTTGTACCAGCTGTCACATCCCATCAGGATGAATTGATCCCCTGCGGCGGCGACGTAGGAGGCCGCGTTCGAGGTCGCGTTTGCCATGCCGGGGAGATGTGCCCAGGGGGTCGTCTTCGAGGTCGCCTGCGCGGCGGTGTTTGTGTCAAGGCCGGTGCTGCTGGAGATGTAATGTGTGGTCGCCCCAGCGGGGGAGGCAAGGAACAGGAAGAGGAGCAGCTTAGCGATTCGTGGCATTTTTAGTGACTCCTAGAATTACCTCGGCGGATTTCACATTCACCGCAGTGTCTGTGTTTGTATCCGTGCCACTGTTATTCCTTGTGATGGCGAGGACGAAGTTGGAATCCGCTGCCCAGCCGGTGGTGGTTAGCCCCGTGAGCTGCTTGCATAGCTCCCCGCCGGAGGTCTGGGATGCGCCGATCGTGGAGCTCAGCGCTTGGAGCGTGTTCAGCGTGGGATCGTCTGTTGCTGCCCCTGTGACACTGTTGAATCCCGTCTGGATATTGAAACTTGTCACATGGCCATTCGTGGTATCCGTTGTTGTATAGCAAATTTCCAAGTCCAGACTGGCCCCCGTGTTGAGGTCATTCGGCAGATGCGCGTTGATATAGGCGACATTTCCCCGCGCGAATTGCAGCACTCCCCGGCGGGTGGTGGATCCCGTGCATTGCGGCGTGGGGGCGTTGGCAAGGCCGATATCCCAGCCATTTCCGGGGGTGGTGTTGTTGCATCCGCCAGCGGGGAAGTACATCCGCACGGGCTCGCTACAATTATTCCCCGTGGATTCACAATTTATCGTCTTATTTGTAAAAGTATTCACGGAAGATGAAGTGACCGTGGAGGATTGCGTGGCGGGATTCTGGAGCTGGAAATTCGTCCCGTCATAGATCACCTTCGCGATGGCGGTGGTGAGGAGGTCGTTCGCCTGAAGCGCTGCCGTGCCGTATTTCGTGATGGTGATTGCGCCGAGGCCATTCACATTCACCGTGGGATTGGTGAGTGTGTTTGCGGCGGTGGGCAGGAAATCCACCTCCAATCCGGTTGTGTAAGATGTCAGCGCGGGGGATAGGGTGACGACCGCTGCGTTCGCCGCACCTGTGTCAGCCGCGTAGGCGAAGGGCATGGTGGAGGAGGCGGAGATATTCGCCTGCGTGCAGATGCCGGTGGCTACGGCGATGGCTGAGATGAATTGATTCGCGACGGCGGGGCAGTTCCGCACGGGGGAGGACGTTGCATCCGGCCAGTTCACCACGCGATTTGCGGTGAGGTTCGCGGTGTTACCGGAGATCGTCTGATTCGCCACCGTGCCGAAGAAGAAATTGGTGAAGGGGAGCGCCGCGGTGCCCACGGCGATGGTATTCGCGGAGGCGGGAGTCAGCGTTTGATTCATCAGCGTGGGATTGGCCATGTTGGACATGTTGGTGTTCATGCCGCCGCCGCCAGCACCGCACGCGGACCCGGAATCGCCGAGTTTTGGTCCTGCCGCCCATGTTACGCAGTCCCCTGGGGTCGGGGTTATGGAGTAGGTGGCGCATTTTCCGCTAACATCCCCGAGGAGCCCCAGCACCCCAGACCAGTCCACGCAATCGAGGTTTGTGGGGGATACTGTGTATGCGGGGATATTTCCGGTGGCGTCGGGGAAGGTGTAGGTGCGATTCGCGGTGTTCGCGTGGGTTAACGTGCCGTAGAATGCCGTGGACCCCGCGAACGCGGAGAGGATTCCACTTTCCACACAAAGCTGACCTGTAGGGCAGTTGATATCCCATGTGCCCATGTTCAGGGCCGTGTTCAACACATCATCATCGGAATATCCATGCATCACAAACACAATCGGCGCGTACACCTGCATGGGGATGGCGCTGCCTGTGGTTACGTTGAATGTGGGAGTTGTGCCGCCGAATGTGGTGACTTTGCAAAGGCTGATGTAATGCGTCCAGCCGGATTCCGTGGAGGATAACGGGCTGGGCTGCACGAATCCGGATGTGGAGGCGTTGCAGATGTCGCTTCCGCCGGTGAGCTGAAACTGGAATGCCACGCTGCGGTTATATCCAAGATTGTTCGGCGAGCGCGTCCAGAGGCTGGCAACGTAGGTGTCATTGGTCACCGCCCCGCCCGCGCTGGAAAGGGTGAAGGACAGTGCTCCGACGGATGCAGAATCGGTGATTTGAATCGCGCCCGTGCCGATAACGGTGGGATCGGTGATTCCGGTGGTCACAGTGCAGGTGGCGCAGGTGTGCGTGCCGATGTCCACGAGATTCGCCCCCGGAACCACGGCTGGACCGAACATTTTCTGGGGGTTATTTCCCTGCGTGCGGGAGACTTCGATAATCGGCGCGGAAGAACCTGCGTTGGTGGGATAGGTCAGCGCGCCGATGTAGTGAATGAGAGAGTCGGGGAATACCAGCCGGGAGTTTTCCGCCGCGTCCGCGATGACATAACCGATTGTCGGGCCCGCGATATTGGAGATATGCACCGCGCCGAGGGCATCGTTGCGGACGATCGCGCAGTGGGCCACGACGGTGTTGCAATCGGATACCCCGGCGTTCTGGACAATTACATTTCCATCGCCGAGGTTGCCGCTGGCTACCCACAGGACAGCCTCTAGGTTATTCTCCGTAGTGGTCACGCCGTCGATCAGGAGGGTGGCTTCATTCCCCGCGTAGTATTTAATCCCGCCCGTGTTGAACCCGCCTTGGTGGAAGGAGATCAATCCGCTGGGGGTGGTGTTGTTGGTCATCAACACCGCCGCGCCGTTGTCTGCGGTGGGGGAGTTATTCGCGTTGCCCGAGATATTGTAATCGTTGAAGAATACCCAGAAGGTTCCGTCGCCGATCAGCACGGGAGGCCCGAGTCCAGCGGATAATCCCCCCTCCGTGGCCTGGAAGCGGTCAAATCGCACGTTCTGCACCGCGCAGGAGCCGTTATTCGTGCCGTTGGAACACACACTCAGCATCAGGTTCACACCCGCGCGGAATTGAACTTGCGCGCCGTAGAACTCCACCCCCGCGTTAATCGCGCTCAGCCAGATGGCTGGGTGAAGGTTGTCTGTGGTGGACCCGCCGTCGATTACACAGGTTCCTGAGCCGTTGTTGGTCACCCCGCCGAGGGTCGCGTCGCAGATTGTTTTGATGGGTCCGCCGTAGCGGTGCCATCCGGATACACCCGCTGCATAGCCAGGGTCGGCGGAGCCAAACATCCAGATGCCGGCGCCGGATATGGGATTGGCGAGGATTTCCTTGGCGATGTGAATCGCCCCCACGCCGCAAGTGGGAGGGCTGGCGGAACCGCCGGGGAGTGCTTCGCACGCGCCTGTCCAGGTGAGTTTCGCTGAGCCCCAGCTAAGGCCGTCGTTGGTGTCAAGGCCCTCAAGGGTGACATATTGGATGCCATCAGCGACGGCGGGCTTGACAGGTGGACTGCCCCCACCCCCTCCGCTGCCAATCCCCACGTTTATCTCATTGAAAGTAATAGGGAATGGGGATGGGGACGGGGGAACGCACGCGCCGGAACAGGTAAGCGTGACATCGTAATTCCCCACAGCGGCGAAGAACTGCCACTGACCATTCGTGGTGGCAGTGAAGGGATTGGATAACGGCGTGCCTGTGTCGTTAGAGTAAATAGTGGCGGTGCCCCCGCCGTGGATGCTCACGCTGACGGTGCATTGGGGGAAGCTCGCTTGTACGAGGGTGGTGGATTGCAGGCCGGAGGTGATCACATTCTGCGCGCCCGCCTCGCACCAGCCGTAAGCGTTGGGGAATTGGGCATGAGCCGGAAGCGCGGACAGCAAAAACAAAGGGAGCAGCCACAGCAACCGTCGCAGATTCATTTCACCCATCCTCGCTTGACAATTTCCTCAAGGATATACTCTATACCATGTTTCCCGTAGATTAAGGGGAGATATGTGCCCTGTTCCAAAATGTCAGGGGGTGCCCACGCAGTGGACATCTCCTCCTCGAAGGAAAGGAATCCGTGAGTGGAGATAGAATCCCCGCGCGGACGCCACCACATCGCGGTCGGGACGTGGCGATAGGCGGAGATGATTCCCACGCCAGCTTGATAGGAGATGAGCAGGGAGGACTGGGAGGTGGTCGCAAAGAGTTCTCCGATGCTGGTCCGACCGATCAGGTCAATCCAGTGGGAGGCGGAACCGTTTATGCGGGGGGCGAGCATGTGGGTGTAGTAGTCGTGGTCGTATTCCGCGCCGACGACGACGGTTTTCAGGCCATATTTATCGTGGAGTTGTTCCCCGAGGTCGATCCACTCCGCAGGCTTCCAGAGCATGTTGCGGTTGTGGCCTTCGATGGTATTCCCGTGCAGCGGGCCGGGGTAGAACACCGCGAACGGGCCGAGTTTCGAGCGGACCATGCGACCGTAGGCGAGTTCCGCAGGGGAAACGCGGAAGTGGGAGAAGATGTCCCAGTTGATGGAGTATTGTGGGAGCCAGTTTTCGAGGCGAATCCCACGTTCGAGGGGCGCGTTGGGGATCAGCACGCAGAATTTCTCCCCCTTGAAATCATACATCCCGTCTTCGAGGTAATCCCAATATCCGCCGGGGGTGAACGGGGGACGCTTCTCATCATACTCACGATGGATGCCGTAGTTAAGTTGCATCTCCACGGAATCGACGAAATCGAACCTGCGGAGGAAATCCACCGCGCGGGATTGGAGATCATCCTGACGGGAGCAGGTGAGATGAATGTCGATCGGGCCACCGGGATCGAGCTTGTCGCGGATTGCCTGGATTTTATGCAGCGCCCACACGCTGTCGCCGATGCCCTGCGGGAGTAGAAACTTCACAATTCACCTCGTTTGTGGTCGGTACGAATCAAAATGTTGCCACTGCCTTGGGGGAAATACGCCCAATCCACACTGCCACGGTTCAGATCGTGCAGTGCGTTGAATATCCCTCGCACGACCTCTGTATCCCTCGCGTCGTCGCAGAGAATCCATTTCGATCCAGCCTGCCATGCGAGCGTTACATCATGGCGCACGGCGGGTTCGCGGTGGTCCCCGTCGATATGTGCGAGGTCGTACCAGCGGGCGGGGAGTTCGGTAAGGGCGCTGCTGTCGGCCACCACAATGTCAGTGTGATATCCCGCGTTGCCGAGCAAATCCCTCACGTAATCTGTTGGGCGCACGGAGAATTTCTTCTCGTATTCATAGTCATTGTCGATGCCAGTATAGGTTGCGCCAAATGGGGAGGCTTCAAGAAACGCGAGGGCTGCGACGCCCATGCCGATGCCGATTTCAAGGATGGAGCGCGGCTGGATGGCGCGGGCGACTTCACGTTTAAAATTGATATAGTCAGCGGAGTTGAACTGACTTACCCGGAAATGGCGAAGGATTTCCGATAGTTCAGCTTGCATGTATCACCATCAGTTTGCTCCAGGGATCGCGTTCCACTTTGAAATATTCCACATGGGATTCGCAGGGGAGGTGGGGAGTGACGCCGCGCGGCTCCAGTACGTCCTCGATCACGTAGATGCCCCCCGGCGTGAGGGAGGGGATCAGCACATTCGCGGTGGTGATTTGATCATGCGGGCGATGTGAGCCGTCGTCGATGATGAGGTCAAAGGAGTCGCCCACGCGGAAGGTGAGGTCAATCAGCGCGGATTCACTGCTTTGGTCACACAGGAAACATTGGATACGGTCCTCAGTGATAAGTTTGTTCGGGTCCACATCCACGCCATATATAGTTGCATTGGGAAAGTAATCCCTCCACATGCGGAGCGATGCCCCCACGTCGATGCCGATTTCCATCACCTTGCGGATGGATTCGCGGCGATCGGCGAAAAGGGAATGGTAATAGTGCGTGTACCCATGGCCAAGCGGCTCGGGGCGTTTGTCTGTGCCGTAATGCTCGGCCAATGCGCACAGGGGAGTGTAGGTTATTTCCATATGACTCCAATTCCGCCGCCGGAGAGGATGCCGTCAGCTGGGCAGAGCGGACCCTGCCACGCGGCGGCGGAGGCGAAGTCGCGGCCCAGTATTTCCACGGAAGGGTGAGCCAGTGAAATGGCGGGCCAGATGCGGTGCTTGATATTGGGAATCTGGATGTCGTGGAATCCCACAAGTTTCTGTGCGACAGGATACCAGAGGTTGAAGTCCCATAATGGCGCGTCCCCGTCGTGATCCGCGTCGATGAACACGATATCGGGGAGCCCGCCGAGTATTTCAGTCACTTTGCTGAGGGTGGAGATGTCGTAGCTGCTGCCGCCCACGTAATGCACGCCCGCGTCTTCTATTCCGTATAGTGGTGTGTTGATATCCACGGCGACGACTTTTTCAATTCCCATCTCCCGCATATAGGCCGCGTGGCCGGTCCCCAATTCCACGTAACTTTTCGCGCCGGAGGCGAGGCAGATGGAGGCCCAGGTGAGGAATTCCGGCTTGCGCTGGCCCGCGTTGAAGCGTTCGAAGTTGGAGGGGAGGTTCATTGGCGCTCCGTGAGGAAGATGGTGGCGCGGCGATCGGCGGATTCATATGCCGTCTCATAACTGATAATTTTGTGTCCAGACGCGACGAAGGTTTCGTTGAATAAATTGTCTGCCACCCACAGGTTGTTGCCGAAGGACGGCGAGCCATCATTGATCGTCTCAGCGGCGGTCTGCATGTCGAACTGTGCCATATAGCCGAGAGACAGGAACTTGGGGAACAGTTCCATCCAGTTTTCAAGATCGAAATGTTTCAGGAAAGCGTGCGCGCAGACGAGATCCCATTCTCCGTTCAACATTTCCACATCGCGGAAATCGGCTTGTATAAATTTTAGATCAGGATTCCTCCGCCGCGCGATGGCGAGTGCTTCCGGATTCGCATCCACGCCTGTATAGATCGCTTTGGGGAACTTTTTCGCCAGCATTCCCGCGTAGATGCCCGTGCCACAGCCGATTTCGAGGATGCTATTCGGATAAACACGGGAGAGGGATTCCACCAGATGCTGCTTCTCATGGATCAATCGAATCCAAGTGTCATCCTCCTTCAGCAGAGTTTCCCCGCGCAACACTTCCGATACATCAGGGTACTTCAATATCCACCTCCGTTGGGCAGCGAGCGGAGGATCGCCGCTGGATCGCCGCCGTATTTGTGAATGAATGATTGCAGGTCGTGGCCCCAGATGCCGGTGGCCGGGTCGCCGAATGCGGTGGATTGATTGTGGAGATGAAGGATGGGGCAGTTGGGGACGGCCAGCACGGGGGGCAGGCCCAGCATCGCCGTGCGGACGGGATACTCCATGTCGTAGAAGATTCCATCGGACTCGCCGAATCCGTTGATGGCCTCCCACAAGTGGATAGGGATGATGAAGCCGACTGGGCCGAGTCTTGCGATGGAGATGATGCGTTCGGTGACGAAGTATTTCACGAACCAGTCCCCGAGGGATACGCCGTGGTCCGAGCCGGGGGAGCCGAAATACATCGCGGATTGTCCGTTCGGGCACATGGTCTGCCAGACGGAAGGGGATTCCAAATCGCGTGCGTCCCATTCAGCGGGGGAACGCTCCCAGATTCCTTCGATGCCGGTGTGGACGAGCGCTTCGAGGGAGGACAGGGTGATGCCTGATGCGGGACTGGATTCCGCGTAGGCCAGCCATTTGGATAAGTCGCCGACGTTCTCGGGAAGTGGTGAGAATATCGTGTCATCATGCAGACAGCACACGTGGGAATGACCGAGCTGCCGCATCCAGTTGATGGCCTCGTTGAAGCAGCCGTTGATCCATCCGGTGGAGTAGGTGTGCAGCACTTTTACGTTTGGCTGGCGCACGAAATATTCCGTGGGGACTTGCACCTCGTTTGCGGGCCAGACTTTCGACGAGGTGGCGAATGCAATGTGAACAGGCAGATCAGGCTCAGTACGGCGGAAGGAACGCAACGCGCGGGCTATTTTATTTCCACCTGTCGATACGAATACCACTCCAACGCTCATTGTGAGACTCCTTGGATTATCTCAGGGGTATACCATGTGAAGAACCTGCCATGATACGCGGGCGTGTACCGATGCGCAACGTCATGGGCGAAATTCCAGCAGAGAATCATCGTCGCGTCGGGCTGGTCGTTAAGCCAGGATTCCACGGGGAGGACTTGAATGCCCGTGCCGGGGATGAATTTCCCCTGTTTCGTGGGCGTGGCGTCGGCGATGTAGGGCATTTCGGCGGAGGTGATTCCGCAGGCGTTGAGGAAGATAGTGGCTTTGGCGGCTGCACCGAATCCTGCGACGGTGCGGTGGGATAGGAGTTCGCGGGTGTCGCGTTTCGCCGCTTCCACGCGGAGGGCGAATTGACGGTAGTATCCAGAGGAGCGAATGAAAAATGACTCGCGGGATAGCAGGCGGAGGGTGGTCGGATCGGGAGCACCGCGCTTGCCTACCCAGAGGCGAAGGGATCCGCCATGAGTGGGGATTTCATCCGTGCGGTTGATGATTAGATTGTGTCGCGCGAACAGGGCAGACAGCGCGGTCAGGGAGAAATAGAAAATGTGCTCATGGTAGCACGTATCAAACGCTGTCTTATCAATAAGCTGGCAGAGATATGGAACTTCAATAATCGCGAGGCCCGAGGGCTTCAGCGCGAGGGCGATGCCCCCTACAAAATCGTTCAGGTCAGGGACGTGGGCCAGCACGTTGTTCGCATGGATGATGTCCACCTGATCAACGATCGTGTTCGCGTAGAGGGAGCCGAAGAATCCTTCGATCGTGGCCACGTTGCGGGATTTCGCGGCCTGCGCGGCGATGTGGGACGGGTCGATGCCAAGGACGGTCGGGACGGAATGCGGGAGGTAGTGCTGGAGGAGATAACCGTCGTTTGAGCCGATTTCTAGGATGAATTCCGGGGAGTAAAGTGACATCACCTCGTCCACGAGTTGCTTCGCGTGTTCGACCATCGGGATGGAGTAGGAGGTGAGATAGGAATAATCCACGAACAGGTCTTCGGGGGGCACCGTCTGGGTGAGCTGCACGAGGGAGCAGACAGGGCAGAGCGCGAGTTCCAGGGGATAGGTTTTATACGGCTGCGAGGGGCCGTCCAATAGGGAATTCGCGAGTGGCATATCGCCGAGGGAGAATATCGTGCGTGTGTCAGAGGAGCCGCAGCCTCTACAGGTCATATCAGCGTCCTCGATTCTTCTTACGTCGAGTAACCGGAGCGATAATAATCTGCCAGTGATCGCACGGATGATTATCACACTGCTGCAAGGTTAGCTTGGCATCGACAGCAATAGGACAAGCCTCTATTGACTTCTTGAGATAGCGCATCAACGTAGTTTGGTCACGTTGGGTCATTGGTGATAATCCTCGATTCTTCGTATCGGATGACATCGGAATCCTCGTGATGGGTGGAAACTTCCCAGAAGATCGCCTCACGCTCGCCGGGGGGCACCCAGAAGCGATGCTTCGTGTTGGGAGGGATGCGGACGGCGTAACGCAACGGCGCGACGAGATTGCCGATTTGGATCATGGGCTTGCCCATCAGGAGGTAGAATGTTTCGTCTTTTTTGGGATGCGCGTGCAGGGAGCACATCCCGCCGGGGCGGACGATCATTTTCTTCAGACAATACAGCTCTGTATTAACTAACCATTCTTCAGAACCCCAGATTTTTTGGACCATTTTTATCATTGTGGCTCCGAAAGATGGGCAAACACCCGCTCTCTATTTCTCTCAAACCATCCGATATTTCCATTACAGACAGAGCAGAGGAGGCCTCGCACTCTCCCTGTCTTGTGGTTATGATCAGTAGCCGCCCATTTATTAATCATCAGGGGATGATCACATATCTTACAGAGGCCCTTTTGTTGTTTGAGCATGTACATCCACTGCTCTTTTGAGATTTTATATCGCGCTCTGATATGGTTCCAGCGAACGCGATTTGGATTGGCTCTGTGATTTGCCTTCCAATAACAGCTTCGGCACATGCCCTTACAATGATGCTTTACCTCCACATGAGGACAATTGGTGATACTTCCACGAAGTCTAGGCATTTAAGAAAGTTCCCCCAGCGCGCGGCAGACGGAATCCACGGAATGGTCGATGCCTTCGCCACCGTTGCGGAACAGGCGGTGGGAGGGATACCACGGGCAGGATTCACCACTGACGCCATAGTATGCTGCGGAGTTGCCGGGGAGGATGACCCAGCAGGGGATGCCCATTGCGCCAGCGAGGTGGGCGATGGCGGTGTCCACGGTGATGATCAACTGACAAGATACTACCGCCTCCGCAGTTTCCTTCCAAGTGCTGGGGGCCATATCCAAATTCCAGTCCAGTTTCCTGCCTATGGCCTCGCGTAATTGGCTGGTTTGGGGTTGAGATAAAGAACGATTACGCCGAGGAACTTTCTCTTCACCCGCATGTGTGCGCAAGGCCACCTTCGCGGTAGCCCGTTTGGAAACTTGGATATAACTTTTTCGAGTGTGGCTAAAGTATCCCCCGAGGGCCAGCACACAGGTGTGGTAGTCATATTCCGACGGGATTAACTGGCTGTCCGAGGGCAGCAGGCGGTCGAATCCCGGCATCCCTGCCAGCAGGGAGTGCATAGACGGAGGGCACATATACGTGATGTGAGCCCCGCGCTGCTTTAGTTGAGGTATCCAGCGGAGATGGAAGAAATTATCCCCGTACCCCCCGCCGGAGAGCACTAGGATACGTTTGTGGAGCAGATCCGCGCGACCATCCCACTCGGGGATGATTTCCTTCACCCATCCCCAATTTGTGTGCGAGCGAGAGTACAGCGGCCATGCCTCCGCATAATGGCCCATCCGCAGGAGCGCATCAGAGTATAGGATGGCCGCAAAATTGTTGGACGGGTCCAGCTTGTATGCTTCCTCCGCAAGAGGGAGGGCGGTATAGAAGTCTGATTGAGACTCCAATATCACCGCAAGATTAATCAGGGTCAGGGGATTGCGATCTATGCGAATGGCTTCACGGGCGTTGTGCAGGGCAAGTGACGTGTGTTCTAAGAGAAAGAACGCACTAGAAATATGTAGATAGTCTTCCCATGTGACAGGTGGATGAGTGGCCAGATGAAGTATGGCGTATCTTGCGTTATCCAGTTGCATGTATTTAACGGGATTGTCGGATATTGACGGATTGGTATCAGGCATGGAAGATTTCTACACGGGGCGGGGGGAATATGCAAGGGGAAAACGGTATGACGGAAGAAATAATTATAATTGTGAGTACGGACCAGCGAATCCGGAGATGGAATTGTAGTAGCCGATGCCGCGTCCTGCGAGGCCGGGGGCGCGTGCGGTGATCCAGTTGTCCACGAAATCCTTATCTGTTTGACGGTCCTTCTGCAAGAGTTCCTTATATTCCGCCATCGTCGCACCGCTGAGATATTTGAAGTCTGGGCCGGAGGATCGCGGGGACATGTCCTTGTTCGCTTCGGCCCATTCGTATGCATAGAGTTTCGCCCGCGCGATGATCGTTTCCTCGCGGATTTGCGGGGGAATCGTGTCACCGGGATTGACAAGATCAACGCCATCGCGCACGCCGTAGCATGGATAGGTGAAAAGTTGCACGGGCTGGCCCCACAGCTCAAACATTGGATATTGAAATGTCGCGGATTGGTTCGCGGTGCCTGCGCCGCGCAGGTCGAGGCCGTATGGGACGACTCGCGTGGGGAATTGATACCAGCTGCGTTGCGGGTCCATTGCGTCCACTTCTGATCGCGTGGTGGTGAGATCGAGGTCGATGAACATTTGAGGATTGCGGACGGACAGCCACGTGCGGAAGTCTTGGTAAGGCGCGGTATAGTATAATTGGTAAACAGAATAGGCTTGGCCTGCCCCGGCGGGATCAGCGAAGATACGATCCAGGGTCGCGACTCCCGTGCCGCTGTTATAGGTGATGATGGAGTAGATTCCGCCGACGCCGATGCGGAATTGTCGCTGGGTGATGAAGGAATAGAGTGTGGTGCCAGCGTTCAATGCGGTGATCGCGTTCGCGTCGAATGTGATGGTGGCCGAGCCCTGAGTGGTGGTGACTGTCCCAGAGTTAATCAGCGGCGGGGTGATCCAAGCGGACTCGAATAGGTTAAATGACCACAGATTGGCGAGGCGGATGGACCGATATGCGCGGTTAACGAGAGTCTTGGTGAAACTGATGGGCAGCTTCGGCACGCTGCCGCGCAGTTCCGTCATCATGGATGCGAGAGACACGGATCATTCCCCCGCTCCTAGATGGATGATTTCGCGGTGGCGCGCTTGCCGGGATTGATCTTCCGCACGGGGGCTTTCCCATGGGAGTGGACGAGCGGTTGCTTCCCCCGGAGCTTCGGCCCGTGCGGCTGCTTCGGTTCCTTTTCGAATCCCAATCCTGCGCCTACTTTAGCGGCTGATCCCATTATTACACCCCTCGAATCTGAAGTCGGATTGATTTTGTGTTGAGTACCACACCATTCGCCACTTCCGCGCCCGTAGCCACGACAAACCAGTGGATGACCGCTGAGGTGACCGCGTTGGCTTTGTTCGCGGTGCTGGTGGATTGGCCGACCAGCACAACGTAGGCGTAGTTCAGGCCATCGGATGATAGCGCATCCACCTGGACGAGTTCAAATCCCCCGAGGCCGAAGTCGGATGCGTTGATCGTTTCGCCGGAGGTCGCGAAGGTGTTCGTGTTGACATAGGTAGCAGGGCCATCATGGTCAACGATGACTTCTAGCTTTTCGCTGACCTGTAGCATGTATCCGTCGAGAATTCGATTCGCCATGATGGCTCCTTAGATGCGTCCGCAGAATGTGCCGCGCGTCAGCATGACGGTTGAGATGACGGTGGAGGAGGGCAGGCCGCACGCCACGCCAACTTGCGAGGCGACTGTGGCTTCGGTCGGAGATGCGCCGGCGTCCAGCGGGTAGCCCTTCGTCGCGAGAGTGGAGGTGCTGATTTTCACGGTTACGTTCGCGCCGTCGTTGGCAGATGTGAGGGCTTCGTCTGAGAATTGCCCCGCGCCGGAACCCGCCACGAGAATCCATCCGTAGTTGCCGGAGGTGATGGTGTTGATGAACAGGCCCGCGACGTGGGAGGGATGCGCGGCAGTCGGGTCCACGTCCGAGTACACGGCGTACGAGGTGCCGAGATCGGCGGTTTTAAAGAACGCCACGCAGCCGCGAGAGATGGCGCGGGTCACGGAGGTGGCTTTGACATACATGTACACGCCGCCGAGGAGAGTGCCGATGGCCGTGTCAGATAGCGCGAGGGCCGTGGCATCGTCAAGCGCGATGCGATCACCGGGGAGATCCTGGGAGACTTGCGGGCCAGTGACTCCCGCCGGGAGTGTTACGATTACCCCTCCCGCCGCCGCGTCGTTCACGTCGTTCAGGAACTTCGCGGTGTTCAGTGTGGCTTGCTTCGTCAACATTCCTGCGGCCATATTTCCTCCACAATTCTAGCAATTAATAACGTATAACGAAACTAGAAGCCAGCACCTAGTATCTGACTGTTATCACGGGGACTTGTGGTATAACAGTTGAGGGCAGCTTTCAAGAACATGACAACCAGGTCCGGGTTGGTTTGCGACCGGATTGGCGGAGTGAAATTGAAATTGTATTCCGGGTCGGCGGATGGGCGGATCTTCCAGCCCTTCACGCGCAGCCAGAAGAACGGCTCGCCGGGGTTGATGGTCGCGGTGCCGCCGGTGGGGAAGTTCGAGACGGCCACTTGGGCTGTCGTGAGGTTCGGCACGGTGAACGTGGACGGCTTGATAGAGGTCGTCTGGGAGAGGCCAGAGGGCAAAAGGGTGCCATACTTTGTGCTGGGGGCCAGCTTCTCCTCAAAGATCATCGCATCCAGAAGTTTCAATCCGGACATTCCGATGGATACGTCCTGTTCCATGCTGAAGCGTTGCTTCGGTTCCTGCCGCTCCAAGAGGTAAGCGTACAATGCCTTGTTGCAGAGGCCGATGTCAGGACGCTGGACGCAGTTCAGATACGCTTCCACGAGCACCTTATAGCTGATCTGCCCCGTGCCACCGGTTTGGTTGCCTGCCCAGATGGGAACGCTGTTCAGCACGTTGCCGACGACGCCATTGCGAAGCTGCGAGCCGTAGGTGGTGAACACGTTGCCATCCCACGAGGGATTGATGCCGTCGTTCAGGGCCTCGCTGATCCCGTTGATGAAGATCAGGCGATTGGAGCCGGAGATGGATTGGCCGTGCCGGAAGAAGTCGATGGAGATATCCGTGTTGAGCGCCTGGACCGCGTTCGTCATGTAGGCGTCCACTTCTTTGATCTTCACCGCTGGGCCGCTGCCCTGAATTACGTTGGTCCGGAACAGGTTCAATGGGACTTGTTCCACGTATTCCTTGGGCACGAAGGCAGTCGCGGCCAGAATCTGGTTCTGCGTGACTTGGAGGTCCGAGCCGGGGGCGATCGCGCCGCCGTTCACGCGGTTGTACTGGAATGGCGTCTGCATGATCGTGCCGCCCAGAAACTCATCGAGGGCGCCACTAGTCCGCAGCTTCCGCTGGAAGGCGGAATCCACGAAGAAGCAATCATACAAAACGTCATCCCTGAGGTCCGCGAGCGTTGTCGCTGCGATCTGGTCGAATACTGGATCAGCCATGGCTGTACACTCCTAGTGAGACAAATTTAATTCGTTCGCGTACCTTGCCGCTCGATGTAATTCTTCGCCGCGCGGGCTGTGCGATCCCCCGCGCCGTTCTGACCGTCGAAACCGGTTTCCCAGGGAGCTTTCTCACGTCCGGTGGAAGGACGCGGGACGAAGACGTTGGTGCTGGGGGACGACGGGATGGTGTTCGGATTGCCATATTGTGAGGCAAGTTCTGCGGTTACCTTTTCCCGTTCTTCCTTGCGGATCGTGGCCTCATGCGCCTCGCGCGCGGCCTTGGATTGCGCCTCGCGGGCATCGGGCACCTTGTATTTTTGTTCCCAATATTCGTAGAATCCCTTGCGGTTGGCGACGGCCTCTTTACGTAGCGCGGCGACGTTCAGGCGCTGGCCGGGGAAGAGTTGCATGTGCTCCAATACGGCATCCTGCATGTGCGCGAGGTTGTCGCCTACGTTGTCCGCCATGTTCAGGATGGATTCCGTAGTGACATAGCGCGAGTCGATGGCCGGAGGATCATCCTTCTTCGGCGCGGCGGACCCGTCCAGCTTGTAGCCCATATCAGCGGCGACCGCTTTCAGAGCTTCATCCGTGGAGCTGACCACAAGGGCGCGGAGTCGCGCTGCTTCCGCTTGAGCCTTCGTGGCTTCCTGCTGGGCCTTCGTGAGATTCGGCGTGGCGACTTTCTCATACCAGTCATCCGCCTTCTGCTTGTAATCGTTGATCGCGGCGGTCGCGGCGGCTTGCTGCGCGTCGAATGCTTTCTGCGCGATCGGCGTATCCAGAACCTTGATGTCTTCTTCTGAAGCCCCTTGTTCCCGTAGGAAATCGGCGTATTTGCTCATATGTTATTCCTCTATGCTCCGACTGGTGGAGCTTGCGCCTCGCCGGGTTCGGCGTGCTGCATAATCGCGGGCATCACTTCGCCCCGAATCAGTTCGTTGATCTTCGCGACGGCGGCTGATGCGCCGGGGTATGTTTTCGCTATCGCTCGGAGCCCCTGCACTACGTCCAGCATCATTTTCGTTCCCTGCTCGATCGCCGGGGATGGCGTCGCGGGAGCCGGGGACGCGGCCTGGGGAGAGGTCGGGACACTCTGCGGGGCCTGCTGCGGTGGGGCAGAGGAGTCGCCTGCGTCGGGCGGTGGCGGCATGAGCGAGGATGAAGGAGTTGCCATCCATTAGACTTTCTTATGCGCCTGCTTGGAGGCTTTTTTCATCGTGCCGTGGGTCATGTTCTCGGAACGCATGTCGCCGGCGAGGGAGAGCTTGTGCTTGGAGCCGCCGAGCTTCGCGAGGTTCCCGACGAACCCGCCCTTTTTCATTTTCGACTTGCCGTAACCTGCCATGTGATAACTCCTGCGGCGCAAGGTGATGTGAAATGGAAGGGGCCGGATTGCGCCAACGCTGCCCGCCCCTCCCCGGTGGATCGGAATCCCTGTTGGGAGAATGCTCGCGGCATTCGTCCAAACGGGGAGAGGTTACTTCTTGTGCTTTTTGCCGCGATTGGCAACGCGCTCGGTGGACTTGAACATTTCGGTGTGCCTCCTTTG